GTTCCCAATGTTTGGCGGATTCGACGGACTTGATATTAAAGAGGCAGAACCACTTGTTAACGAACGTCTATTAGCAGAACAAAGTGAAACAAGCGGACATGCATATCGCACAATCAAGCAAGCCCTTGAGATGACAAGAAACGTTGAAAGTATTGATATGAGCATACTTTGCGTTCCAGGGTTAAAGAAGGCTGATCTAACAAGTGCAATGATTGAAATCTGTGAATCACGCGGCGATTCAATCGCCCTAATCGATCTAGTTGGCGATTATCAACAGCCATATGAACTATATAGCGATACAGAAGGTAACACAACCGAGAGTATTGTAAACGGTCGTCCACGCTCGATTAAATCAGTTGTATCTAACTTAAAAGGTCGTTCAATCGATAGTAGCTACGGCGCAGCATACTTCCCAGCTGTATTTTCACCAACAGAGGGGATCTTCCTACCAGCATCACTTGCAGCACTTGGAGCATTTGGTGGCACAGAAGGCCGTTCAGCATTATGGTTTGCACCGGCAGGCTTTAATCGCGGTGGCTTAACAGAAGCAAACTCAGGCGTAAGCGTATCACGTGCAGCGCTAAGCCTAACCTCAACTGATCGCGATACACTATACGAAACAAACATCAATCCAATCGCTACATTCCCAGGCGAAGGCATTGTAATCTTTGGACAAAAGACACTAATGACCTCATCTGCTACAACAAGCGCACTTGATCGTATCAATGTTCGCCGCCTTATGAACTTCATCAAGAAGCAAATCAAGCGCGTAGCAGACCGCATCGTCTTTGAGCAAAACGTCCCACAAACATGGGATCGCTTCAAGAATGTTGTAAATCCATTCCTTGCAGCAATCCGTAGCGGTAATGGCATTGAAGATGCTTATGTACAGCTTGACGAAACAACAACAACACCAGATTATGTTGACCAGAATATCATGTATGCAAAAATATACGTAAAACCTGTTCACGCTATTGAGTATATCGCTATTGATTATGTTATTACTCGTTCTGGCGCTTCATTTTTTGAACAATAAGATATAAAATAGGAGAATACAAAAATGGCTTTCTGGAATGACACAAATTTAGATCCAAAGCGTACATATAAGTTTTTAGTAAAGTTTGGAACTGCCGATACAGTCGGAAACAGAAATGTTCCAACGTTTCTTGCTCAAAAAGCAGACAGACCGGTATACACAATCAGCGATAGCGCCAAGATTGATTTTCTTGAAAAGTCATTCTTTTTTCCTGGTAAGGTATCATGGAATACAGTAAAGATTGACTTCGTTGACGGCGCTACAGAAGGTACAAACGTCGCCAAAGCTTCATATGATTATCTAACAAACGCAGGATACATCGCAGCACCAGCTGTTTATACTGGCGGCGGTCAAGGAAGTTTTGGTACGCCAAATAAACAAGCTGCAACTGCCGGCTTAAGTGTTATTGTTGAGGGAATCGATTCAACCGGTGCAGTTATCGATACATGGACACTAAGAAATGCGTGGGTTAAAACGGTTGCATTAAATGGTTATGACTACACGGCAGAAAATATCATGACTGCCCAATATGAATTCCGTTATGATTGGGCAGAGCTTGGCACCTCCACTGTCGCAGGCGGACCAAGACCACAATAATAAGTAAACATTTTTTAACCAGCCTCTATATAGTATATAAACAATAGAGGGTATAAAAATGGCATTTTGGGACAACCCAGCTGATTTTCTACCAAAACAGAAACATCGCTGGGTTGTTTCTTTTGGTAATAGCGATTTAAAAAATATCAGCGACCAAGGCAATAAGATATATAATATAGCCGCAAAAAGCGTTGATCGCCCAAGCTATACAATAGGCAATGTTAAAACAAAATATGCTTATTCGCATACATTAAACTATCCTGGTAGGCTTGTTTGGAATCCAATAACTATTACGTTTAATGATATAATAATCAATAACTCTTCGCATACAGTTAAAGAACCAACAATAGAAATATTAGAACAAGGCAAAAAAGAGGGATCTTTTACTTCCAAACAAACAAGTACCGATATAGAAGATAACTCTATAAACCACTCAATACAAAACTTTTTTTATAGATTATTAAAAGAATCTGGCTATTCTGATATCGGAACGATAGAAACAGCATTTAGAAGATTCAACTTTAAAAAAACGTTTGTCGAATCTCTTGGGGATGTAGAAATTGCGGAATATGATGGCGATGGGTTTAAGTCAGAATACTGGACTCTTTATAATACATATCCAACCGACGTAAAATCGGACACATTCAGCTACGGCTCAGATGAAATAATGAGCATTACAGTAACGCTTGTCTATGATTATGCAAGACTTAGCTCTATAAGGTCACAAAGCAAGCCCCCGGAAGTAAAGTTACCAAAGCCAGCCAAGCAAGAAGGAAAATCTGAACTACCTCTTGTGACAGTAGAGAAAGCACAGACGCCGGATGAAATAAAAATAAAACAAGCAGAATTAACACTAAGGCTAATAGAATCTGGGGCGGATGAGGCAACAAAGAAAAAAATAGAAGAACTAAGAAAAGATGGAATAAGCGCACAAGAAGCAAGTGATATATTAAAAGAATATACGCGTGAAGCAAGTTTAGCAAAAACTTTTATAGATAACGGAATAGAGCTTGATCAGCGGGAGCCAGCAACCACACCAGTGGTAGATAGTCAAGAAGCTGATGTGGCAGCAGAATTAGCAGCTGTTGATGGTGCGTTAGAAGCAGTTGAAGAGGCTGCGCTGGAGCCTCCCGCACAAGCAGATAAAAATACAGCCCTCGACTCAGCAAGAGCGCACTTAAACGAAGTATTGCAGGAATATCAAAAAAACGTTGTAGGCAAAATAGGGCAAGAATATATCGATGCGAGAGCTGAATACTCTCCTCATTTAGAAGAAGCCGCAATGGCAGCAGCTATTGCCGCCGAAGCAGCTGGATTTAAGGACGCAAATAAATTATCGGAACTTGGGATAGCATCAGGTGCATTAAAAGCACTAACTGCTACCGCTGATGTTGATACATCTGTTAAGATTAACGCTGCCCCCGCTGCCCCCGCTGATTCTGGTGCATCTGTTGATGTTAATTCTGTCGAAGTTGTGTACTCGGCAACAGATAGGGCAGAAGGATTAGAGCCAAACGTCATAAGAGACTTTGCACCTGATCCTAACTATACAAGAGAAGACCTAGTTGTATTAAATGAGCAATACAAGAAAGCCTTAAAAGAAGGAACGCCGAAACAAGCAATTATATTTCAAGGAATGCAGGATTCTGCTGCCAAGAAAGGAACGCAGCTTGCATTAGATTATTTTAATATAAAGTTAGAACAAGAAGAATTAAATGCTACTCCACCTGGAACCGCACCAACCGGTAATCCTGCCTCTGGACTGGCAACCGATCTTCCCTCTGGTTCTATGGTTGAACTAGGACATGAATTTGATCATACCACAGTAGACGTACTCGATGGAACTAAAGCTGGAGACGTTACTCCCGCTGCCGTTCCTGTTGTTACCACTAACCCTTTTGCTGTCTCCGCCTTTGACGAAGGGCCAACTACAACTTTGTCGAAAGTTTTTAAAAGAGGTGGTTTTTACGAAAAACCACAATATCTCTCAGATCAAGATTTTGCAAAACTAAGCACCGACGAAAGAGATTATTATAATGCATTATCAAAAAGAGTAAAAACGCTTAGCGAAAAAACATCCACCGTAGTGGACATGCCAGAAAACGCTGCTGTCGAGCCATTTAAAAGATTAAATGATTTTGTTGAAAGTCATAAAGCGCTCATTACAACCAGCAACACAGCAACAGACACTAAGCCATCTGTAATAACACCACAATCACATAAAACCGACGATAAACCATGGTATACTGCTGTTGGCGATGCACTTAGTTCAGCGGGAGGTTCAATTGCAGATTTATTTAGCTGGGGAGGTAGTAAAGCAGCGGCTTCTGAACCAGATTTTAGTGACGTAAGAACCGGACATCCAAGAGTAGAAGTTGCAGAAAGCAGTGGAAAAAGACGTTTTACAGTGATAATACCAGAATCAAATATATCATCTCTTAACTTAAAAACAAACGCAGAAGAAGCTAGAGCGCGGAATGCCTTATCGGATTATTATGGTACTGTGCAAACATCAACAACGCAAGAGGGAAGTAGAACTACGAAAACACAACGTTCTCAGGCACAAATCCCAGGTCTAAGTACAACAAAAATAGAGTATAAAGCAAGTAAAGGTAAAAAATACGCGATTGTCACATTGCAAGAAATCTAATAAATAAGAAAGTAGGACAAAATGAAAAATAATTTTGAAGAACGTTTTGAGAAACTAAAAGCACAAGCAAGCCAGGTTACGCCAGAAATACAACAGGAAATAAAAAACGGAAATGGCTTAAGCTTCGTTGTACCAACAGAATTGGTTGATCTACCATCAAAAGGCAGATACTACCCAGAAGGCCATCCCCTTAAAGACAAACTAAGCGTTGAAATACGCGAGATGACCGCAAAAGAGGAAGATATTCTTACAAACAAGAGCTTTATTAAAAAAGGCCTTGTTATTGATAAACTAGTAGAATCGATTATAGTCGATAGAAGCTTAGATCCCGAATCTATACTTGTTGGTGACCGTATTGCTATTGTTATAGCAGCCCGTGCGTCAGCGTATGGAGCAAGCTATAGGGTAAACTGTTTTTGCCAAGCATGTGCTGCAAAGAATACAAAAACAATAGACCTTCACGATGCAGCAGTTACAGACGCAGATATGTTAGAAAATATGATAACAGGCCATGAACCGGCTAAATATCAACGGTTACCAGGCGGTAGTATACTTTTTGAAGCACCAAAGTCGGGATGGCTTGTTGAATGCCGCCTTCTAACAGGGCGTGATGAAAAAACGCTTGTAAACTATGTCGAAGCAAAAAGAAGCAAGAATCCTGATTATGAAATATCAATAACAGAACAGCTATTTACAATAGTGGATTCAATAAACGGGATATCAGATAAAACTATATTAGCACAGGCATTACAAAGCATGCCAGCGTTTGATGCAAAGTTTATAAGAACAGAATATCAAAAGCTAATACCAAATATAAAGCTAATGTGTAAGTTTAAATGTTCGTCATGCCAATCCGAACAAGAAAGTGAGGTTCCTTTTACAGAGGAATTTTTTTGGCCTAAGTGATGAGTATAGCGAAAGCCTGTACGAGCAGATATTTAATCTTAAATATTATGGTGGCTGGAGTCTTATAGAACTCTATAACTTACCAATACGTCTACGGGGCTGGTTTGCTAAAAAACTACTGGAACGTATAAAAGAAGAAGCAGAAGCCAGTAAAGGCAAATAAATAAAAGCGGGGTCACACCCGCTTTTATATTATGGATATATTTATATTAACATGAGGGCCGTATAACATGAATTCTGGCAGTCTAGATCCGCAAGTATTGTTGCTACGCGATAAAATAAGCAGCCTTGAGCAGCTTATGAAACAGCAAACTGTTGCGCAAGCAACTGTATCAATAAATGAACTCTTAGCTCAAATGGAGTTATTAAAAAATACCTTTATTGATGATATGAGTGCAATAAAAGACGGAGGCAATGAGACTCTTAAACAGTTCTCGGACAATCTAGAAGTTAAGCTAAAAGACATCGATACAAAGTTAGCCGCCAATCAAAAAAAGCTAAAAGAAGATACAGAAAAATTTGCTACAAATGCAGCGGCAATCTATGGATTATCTGCAAAAAATCTTGAGAAATTCCAAGAGCTTATGACTAAGAAAGTCAAAGCAACCGGAGATGACATCAAAAAAGCAGATGATGAACTGCAGGCATTTGTAAGAACAAACCTAGCAAACATTGGTAGCAACTTTGATGAATATAAAGAAAGATACAGTGAAACACTTAAGAGCATAATAAGCTCTACACCAGAAGCATGGAAAAATTTAGACCAGTTTGGCGAAGAGGTAAAAAAAGCATTATTGCAAATAAAGCCAGGTATGGCGTCTGCCAAAGATTTAGAAGAGGCACTTAAATCCCTAAATATTACAGAAGACATGGTACGCCAAAACCAAGCAAAGTTTGGCGAATCGCTTATCAATACAACAACGGCAATAAATAATCAAGGCAAGGCAATAGATTATTTAATAGACCAGCAAACAAAACTGAAAGAAGCTGGAGATAAAGTAAAGGAAAATGGCGAAGCTCAAGAAGCCGGCTTTAATGATATGACCGCTGCATTTCGTCGCTATGCAGATGTTCTTGGTAATGAACAACCAACCTTGCTTGGAGGCATATTAAAAAGCACATTATCGATAGCCCGAGAAAAAAACACATTATCAGACTTCTTCTCGTCCGTTGGCAAAGGCATCGGCAGCGTTGCGGCAGATATGTTTAGCTACGAAAAAATGATTGATCGTACAATCGGTTTTGTTGTTAAACGCGTTTATGAATCAACATTTGAAATGGCAAAGGCATTTGCAAGGCTAAACGAAACAACGGGCGGTTTCGGACTTGAAGCAAAAAGTGCCTCTATGAGTAAATCTTTTCTTGGATTAAGTGGATTTAATGGCGCGCAACTTGCCATGTATGGCGTCACGCTAGAGAAATTTGGCGAGGCATATGGCTCGCTAGCAAATACAATAGGTGGCTTTAATGATATGATGGATGAGCAGCGATTAATACTTGCTGCAAACGCATCAGCACTAAAAAGTTTAGGCGTAAACGCAGAAACATATGGGAAGATAACTGCAAACCTCATGGGTACTGCTGGCAAGAGCGCATTGGATTCCCGTGATGCAATAGAGGGTCTTGCTCGTGACGCTATTGCGCTTGGTAAAAATGTTGGGCAATACCTAAATGAGTTTTCGTCAGGTCTATCAAAGATAAGTGGTTATGGTCGCGAAGCAACGCAGATATTTAAAGAACTAAATGGTCTTGTGCAGGCAACAAAAGGTGTTCTTACAACCGGCGACCTTGTTAGTTTTGCAGACCAGTTTAATACATTTGATACGGCAGCCGAATCGGTTTCTAAGTTAAACGCCATGCTTGGCGGAACATCAATAAATATTCTTGAAATGATGAAAGCCGATCCAACAGAAAAGTTGATGATGATCAAGCGTGCAGCTAACGATGCAAACCTTGAGTTTGATAAGTTAAATGTTGGCTATAAGCGTCTGCTTGCAGAATCATTTGGTGGCGATATGCAAAAAGCCGCTGCATTCTATAAAATGGATATGTCTGAGGCTTTGGATTATATGGAGCGCGCACAAGCCTCAGAAGAGGAGCTTGAAAAGCGTAAGCGCGCAAGTATAACAGCACAGGAGAGATTAAATACCGCTCTTGATAGCATGAAAGTAATGTTTACACCTATATTAGACTTTTTTAATCTTATAGCAAAAGGTATATTAAAACTTGAAAAAGGTATAGGTGTATTGCCAACAGTTGGTTTAGTATTCACAGGGATGCTTGTTGCTGCAACGGTTGCGTGGAATAGTTTCAAAGTCTCAGCGGTACAAGCGGTAAATCAAATCGCCGTTGCATTTGGTATGGCAAATGGTAATATAAATGTAGCGAATGGTGGAGTCGCAAGGTTCTTGGCGGAACTAAGAGCAGCATCAAGTCAAACAGCTATACTTAATAAAGAACTAACAATGACCTCTGGTCTAACAAAAACAGTTGGATTAAATGCTGGAGCGGGAAAGTTTGCTGGTCTTGGTGGTGCTGGAAAAATTGCCGGTATTGCGCTTGGGGTTGGCATGCTTGCCTCAATGGCAAATACGGCAACAGAATCTTCTACTGCATACGACCACATGGAAGCAGGCGTTATTGGACCAGACGGCAAGGTACACAACACATCAAATAACTTTATCTATAAAGATGGTAAAATAACAACATTTAGCCCTCTTGATTCAGTCGGAGCAGCAAAACCAGGCGAAAGAGCAGTACTTGAGCCTGGATCTAAAGAATCTATCTTTTCATCTGTTTCAAACTTTACAACGGAAAAAACAACAAATGCTTCAAAATATGGATCGGGTCCACAACTAACTCCAAATTTTGGCTTTGGTAACCTATTTAGTTCACTAGAAACAGGTATCAAGAGCATAGGAACAAATATTAATAGTGGCATGTCGGATGGCATGAAAAAACTAGCTCCAACCCTTGCAATGAAAGAAGATATAAGTATCCTTAACGCAGAAAAAAATATAAAGAGCGAAAACTTTATATCAAAAGAAATAGATAGAGCCTTGACCGTAGAGGGTACAAAACTAGAGTCTAAGTTTGAAAAAGAAAGTAGTATTAAGAGTGAAAGAAACACCGGCCAAGAATTGCAGAGATTAAGTCAAGAAATACAGCGCACAAACACACAAAAAGAAACAGAAAAGCAATCAACGTTTGCGCAAACGATATCGGACAAGATGTCGGAAACAATAATCAATAATAAAACAGAACAACAGCCTCTTGCGGTTAATGCAACATTCCAGATGGACGGTAAACAGTTTGCGCAGCACGTTGTAACCAAGCACGGTGATATCTTAGCAGAAGATACAGCAAGACGCTGGCTAACAAATGGTATGGGATAAAATATGAGTTTTGCAAATATAGATGATGGCGCGTATGATGATTTAAAAATAATAATAAGAGACGAAACACCGCAAGGTTTAGCAAAAGCTAAATTAGGCCCTGACTTAAAATTTAAAGCATTATTAGAGAATCATAGCGTTGGTGTTCAACTAAAGGAGCAAAACCTATCTTTTACTCCCTTAAGTTTCGTAAACGATAAAGTTGCAACTCGTACAACATACTCTATTAAGCTAAAATTTAATGTTTTTTCTGAAAATAGCGAAGATTGCTTTACAAATTATGCAAATTTGCATAATTTGCTTTATACAATAAAACCAAAATTTATATTTACAAACGAGCAATATTTACCCGTAACGCAAAATAATACAGGCTTGATAACTATTAAGTTTAAAGGCTTACCGGCATTACGTAGCCTGACGAACAAACGACTTCCATATCTCGACCCCGCGGATCGGCTAACTATTCATTTAACTTCTTTTTCTTTTGATATAAATAACGAAATGGGATACTATAATGCTCCATTTGGAAAAGATAAAATCAAAGATGAAGGTGACATGTATTTTGGAGAGGAAAATTATGTAATAAATGATGGTACAAATAACAGTCGCCTTGTGCCAATTGGTTATAGTTTAAATATAGAAGGAAATGTATTATTGCCATTTGAAGACACGGTTCGAATAGAGACCAGTAGTAGGGAAAGATATATGGAAACAGGAAGATCGACTGTTGCGCCACTCGATGACAGCGGAGAAACACCTTTCTGGAAAGGGCCTGGCGTTTTTGATTGGGTAAGAGACGGAAGTGCAACCGGAGATGTTCCCGCTCTAAGACGAGTAGACGGCACTTGGACCGAACCAGACATGAGTGACGCTACAAAAATGGCTGATGCAGCAAAAACAATGACAGGCAGAGATGGAGTCCCCCTCGACCTTAAGCAGGGTCGAGGCAATACAACTCCTCTTGCCGAACAAGTTATCTCATCGCAAAGACTGGAGCGCTTTAAACTATATATTCAATCAATAGAACCAGATATAAACATCGAAGAATATATTGCACGCGCAAATGGTAGCGAAATAAGCCAAAGCTTAAGACAATACGAGAATAGAGTAAGGCTTTTTCCTCAAGAATTCAACGATGATGGAACTTTTAAAGCAGATGTAATTTTAGATTCCGATGAATCTTGGTGGCATAGAGTTGAGAGAGAAAGATGGAGTCTTAGACGTAAATTGCTTAACGCTGCACGCAGATTTATAGATCTTTTTTAATAGAGATAAATAATGCATAATAGATACCTAAAATCACAAAAAATAATAAATAATTCACAGGATTATCAGGAGTTATTTGATAGAAAAAAAATAAACTATATATTACAAAACTCTACTTTTGATTTCGGTAGACTTCGAGAAGTACCATATTTAAATTTTGATAAACTGACGCATGTTGTTGGCCCACACGAAAGACTTGATCAGATATCTAGTAAATATTATGGTTCACCGGAATATGGTTGGGTTATATTATTTTTAAATATGTATCGAAGTGAGTTTGAAATACAAACTGGAGACTTATTAGATATTTATATGCCTATTTCTGGTATATTGGAATTATTATGAGCGCAGACAGTTATGTAAAGCCACATATAGTACAAAGACTATTATCGACAACGGCAGATGTTATCGCAAATAAAATAATGACCAATCCCGCACTCGGGATTAGCCTACCTTCAAATAATAGCTTACTGTATCCAAGTAGAAGACAGAATACCGCAGCCCTACCAGTTATCGCCGCTGAGAATTTAAGCAAAGAAGAAGCGCAGACGATGCTACATCGTCAGCATGATCTATTGTCCTCGACAATTGTGCCAGATGGCGAGTCAGCAAAAGAGATATTTGCAGACAATACCACAAATGAATCAAAGAATTTTAAATACACTCTTGGACATAATATTATATTACCAATTCGTAGAGATGTACTTAATGATAATAGCCCAGTCGATCTTTATTATTTTAATATAGATAGAGCAAATAGAGAAGTGAATATTTCGGGCGACGGTAAGTTTTTTATTAATAAAATAGCAATAAAAAATAAATCAAAAGATGCTTTTACGGCCCGCTCGAATTATCAGGTAACAATAAGTTTAGCATTTAAATTCTTTGAGGATCTAACAAGAGATAATATAACTCTTTATAAAGTTGGCGATCCAAATAGTACAATTACATTGCCGTTGTTATCAATAATTTATAGATATTTTAAAATACCTGGAAATCCAAATCCAACAACAGACGTATTTAGAGATAGAAGAGACCCAGAGGGAATATATTTAAATCAGGTTCTTAAGTTTGAAAATTTGGTGAATGATAACACTTTTGAACACACCAGACAAACATTAGCAGATGAACTGCATAGAACATTTCATTTAACTTATTATAAACATGAATTTAGTGTTTTTAGAAGCGAAGATCCCCTTTTAAAAGAATTTGAAAATGAATTAACGATCGACTTTGTTTCGTATGAAGCAGATTTAGTTACAGATTTAGAAAAAAAGAAAAAAGAAAATGTTCCAACATTGCTTCAGAATTTATATACACTGCTGCTAGATGTAAAGGCTGGGTCAAGCGCGGAGTATCTAACTGTGAATGCTTATGGTTATAATACAGATTTCAAAAGCTTTTCTGGTGATTTAAAAAGCGCATATAATCTTATAGAAGCTTTAAAAAATGGTTTAGCTGTATTGCGTAGACAATTAAGTTGTAAAATAATATACGATAAAAAAAGCGCATCAAGCGATCAAAGAGAAAGAAAGGAGGCAAACGATTACGCTGCATATAGATATATCGACCCAGACGAAGTAAAGGAGAAAATAAAAAATACAAGGGAGGCAATGTTAACCGCAAAGTACGAAATACAAAGACATCTTGTTAACTCCATATTAGCGCTTACAACTGTATATGAGTTAGAGACAACCTACGACGTACTTGATGATTATGTTACTGTTGAGTTTTGGAATGACTTTACTGAAAAATTTTCAATTGGCACAGCAGTTACAACAACGCTCATGGGCGCTCAAGCGGGAGGCACTTATGCTACTTTTGCTGGTGGCACAGCTGCAGGTGCTGTTGTTGGTGGCGCAGTTGGGTTAACCGGTTATGCGGCTACAGTTGCTTATGATGCGTTGCAAGGACATTATACCTCCGTAAAAAGAACAGAAGCAGAAATACAATCCATAAGAAATAGAATACTTGGGGCTGGGACAATTAAAAAACTAGGTACAAGTGACCTAGTACATTTAATAGAAATAGGAAATGCAATAGCTGGCGGAACGATTAATAATATTATAGATGGTAATGGAAATATTACTTCGCAAACTATAAAAAATGCAAGTGGTTGGCAAAAATTTAATCTCTTTACGGGCTTAGGTGGAATGGCAGCAAACCAGATTATATGGACAGCAGACCAGGTTAAGGCATACTTTAGAGGCTTTCAAGCAAAGACAGGACTAGAGAGAAAAACACTTGAGTCGGTTGGGCTAATAGAAACAGTTAAAGCAGACGATATCGCGCAAACATTTGATACAATAATAAAAGTTCCGTTTATTTTATTTGGTGATATCATAAAAATGCTAAATATAGCAGACCCAGACAGCATGATGCTTATTGGCGGAAAATTGATAGATAATTTTACAGTATCCAAAGAATATTCATATGTTAATTATTTTACATATCCAATAAGCCTAACGATGTATCTTAAGTTTTTAAAAGATTTTATTTTAGAGCCTGATCGGGATTTAAGATATAATACGGAGGTTTTTCTAAAAGACGCTTTTGAGAATCTGTTAAAAAAAACTGTTATGTCTAGCGAGAATTCTATTCTTCAAATGTATAAAAATTATGTACCAACGCGCCTAGAGATGTCGGTTACCGTTCATCAAGAAGATAATAATTTTAATACGCTTTTTAATGCTATCCGCGGTAATTTTGTACCAGTATCGGACCCTGATTACTTTAAAGAAATAAAAACTCGCCTAGGTAGATCTAGGAATATTAATTTCACGCAACCAATGAATAGACTAAAAAAAGTATATGTCCTCGCATCAGACGAAGATTTAAAAAAATATAATTTCTATGAAGAATATAAAAAATGGGTTGCGACGGAAAATACTAAAAGAGTTGCAAACAGTTTACCTACGCTCTCTAGTACAAATTTTTGTTCCCTTGGATTCCAAGAATATATTAACTCAGAACATTGGATACCATGCTCCTTAATACGCAATACATCGCTTTATGAAACAATAGTAAAGAAAAAAAACATGAGTTTCAAGCGCATGGATAATCCAAACCTAACAACAGGAAACATAATAGATAATGCATCGTTTATGAGACTCCCTTATCAATTTAGTGGAGATTTTCAAGCATATATGTCATTTTTTCTTGATACAGGTGGTTTGATGTTCGTTAGTCCTCCTGCAACCAAAGAAGGCGCAACAAATAATCAATTTGGATTTTCCGGTCTTTATGTTGTAAAATCTTCTAACTTTGAATATAGCTTCCAAAAACTTGTTACAAATAACATAACTCTACCAAATGAACAAGCGACGTATAATATTGAAGCCTATATGGTGAGTTATGGCGACGCGATGACGCTAGAGAAAGAGAATAGAGATAAAAGTTCTGACTGTACAGATCCACTACTTGCCAGCACAGACCCAGTAAGCTTACAGCGGCTAGATATAGCCAGGGGAGCCGTTAGAATTTGGTAAAATACAATGAATAACTTTTTAATACCAGACATAATAAAAGGATACGATGCGCTATCGAAATATATAGCAAACATGTATTATGATAATGTAACTTTTAATAAAGAATTCTTTCCATATTACATTGATACATGGAAAGAAAAAAATTGGTATGGCCTTCTTAATGATGGCGGCGAATACATTTTTCCAAAAGATGGCGCACTTGGTAATTACACAAAAGACAATGGCACAAAACAAAAAAATATATTTTTCGTCCTAGAAGCATTTACAGATTTAAAAAAATATCACGATGAATTAATCCAAACAAATCGATTTGATAAATCCTCTTCATTGTTTATTAAGTTAAATCCAACAAGCGGTTATATCGATCCAACAGATTTATATATAGAATATGTAAAAAAAATAAGTACAATATTTATAGAAAATTATGCAAAAAATGCATATGCTAATAAAGTAAAAACAATAGATATTTTCCTAGAAGCTGTAATAAAATTTGTTGAACTTGTTGCTCCAAATAGTCCAATAACTCGCAGTGGATTCCTAAAGGATCGCAAATGTCCAATAGAGGCAAACGGGTTGACTATTTCACTCGATGAACCGCAATTCAGTGCTAACATAGAAAAAAAGATAGCAACGTACCTAAATGATCCAAACTTTAATAGTTTTGTCGATAGTGCAAAACGATTTGGTTTCTATGTTGACAAAAATATTCCATGGCGTATAATGGCGGATCTAGAATCCCCTGTAATGAAATCTTATTATACTAAATATAATCTTATTGGCACTAAAGATATTTTCGATAAGCTTTATTTTAAAGCTCATCTATATGATTTAGATATTATTAAAAAAATACTTCTTGGTATGTGGAATGTATTTGTAGCTGATCAAGAAATCGATCAGCGTGTAGATTACGTGGGAAGATGTAATGACTTATATACAAATACAACAACTAGAAATCAAATGAATCTTGGAATGCTGGAACGACACCTTGGTAACGCTTGGTTTTTAAGGTTTTATCTTTTTATAAAAGTAAAAGAAAACAATATCATACTTTCACAAAGTAAGTTTGAAGCTATCCATAAAAAAGCTTGTATGTTATTTGATAATCTCTCTGAGATGCACAGTGTTGATTTTATTAATTCACAGGTTTTAAATCTTCTAAAAAAGTTAGGAGAGAACAAACAGATGCAGTTGACAACACCAGGAAGACAGGATACAGTTACTCGTCTAAACAACAGAGAAATAATAACTGATACTATTATTTTTTAGAGGCAAACATGCTTTTTCAGGTTCTTGATGATAAGGGCGAGTGCATCGGTATCTACAAAGACGGCGAACTGTACTTTAGCGAGGCACCCGAAGGTTTACATAAGACTTGGAACTACTCGTCGGCACTTAGCGGACTTGATATCAAGTATGCAAGTATTTATGCTGGTGGTCGGAGTCTTGAAGAAGTTTGTCCACAGGAACTAAAGCGCGAATACGAGCGTGTTTCGCTTCGCGTCAAGGCGCATGTTGCAGCGTTCAAAACTGCTAAACTAAATCCAAAAGAAAACTGCATCTATGACCTTATTCCTCACAAGACTTTAAAAGAGTACTGTGAGCTTAAAAATAGGATCTGCGAGCATGTCTTTTCTACATATGCTGAACCAAAAGAGTATAATCATTTTAGAGACTTCGGCCAGTTTATTGGCGACATCGGTACGCGGAACCTTAAACTTAATCGGACATGGCTTAGCGGTAAGTTGTACGATATTCAAGCCCAGAAACTCTGGGAAAAAATAAACAGCAACACGCCACATATCAAGTATAACCAGTTTGGTAGCGTAACTGGACGGCTTACTGTTAGCGAAGATAGTTTCCCCATTTTAAATCTAAATAAGAAACTTCGCGAAGTTGTCGAACCACATAACGATTGGTTTGTAGAGTTTGACCTCAACGCTGCGGAACTTCGTACAGCAATGGCCCTATTAGGCAAATCGCAGCCCGCTGGCGATCTCCACGAATGGAGTGCGGAGAATATCTTCCGTGGCGAACTAAACCGCTCAGAAGCCAAGGAAACCGCCACCAGTTGGCTTTATAATAGCACAAGCAAGAATGCACTAAAGTATGATAGCGAACTAAATGCGTTCTATAATAAGCCTGCCCTACTTGCTATGTATCATGTCGACGGCAAGGTGCATACGCCATTTGGACGGGAGATTGAGTGCGATACGTACCACGCGATTTCATATCTAAATCAAAGCACCCTTATTGATCTATTCCACCGGCAGATCCTGCAAGCCAATAAACTATTAGATGGCAGAAAAAGCTTTATTCCTTTTCTTGTCCATGATAGCGTTGTTCTGGATCTTTCAGAAAGCGAAAAGGGTATGCTACCGGATCTTATCCGCACACTATCGGATACAAAGTGGGGAACATTTCCTGTAAATGTAAAGATTGGCCGTAACTACGGCGATATGAAAAAAATTAAAATAAAGGTATAGCATGGATACGGTTATTGGATTAGGAAACGCTGGCTGCGCCATAGTAGATCTGTTCAAACAAAAATATAACGACATGTATAATGTCTATAAGATTGATGTTGACTGCGAGGACGGGTTTGCACTACAGTATCAACCTTCACCGGAGGCATACGAGGCAAACTGCCCAGATCTACGGGGATATCTAAAGGACATTGACGACGATATCCTATTTGTTGTAGGTGGCGGCGGACAAGTTAGCGGCGCGTCACTACGCATACTCCACCAGATAAAAGATAAGAATATAAATATTCTTTATATCTGCCCCGAAACTGACCAAATAGGCCAAAAGGCTCTTTTACAACACCGCCTTGCTTTTAATGTATTTCAAGAATATGCTTTTTCTGGACTATTCCGCAGGCTTTTTCTTGTGCATAACAAAAACTTAGCAAATATAATAGGCGATGTGCCTATTTTTGAGTATAATAACCGCATAAATAACCTACTTGTAGATTCCGTCCATTACCACAATATCTATAACAATGTAAGAGCGGTAATGAGTACACTTGGGAAACTAAAAGATAATAATAGAGTATGCACTTTTGGACTCTATGATAGCGAAAATAATAGCGAATCCGTGTTTTTTGACATGCAAAATATAGACGAAAAACGGTATCATTTTTTCGTAAATAACGAAGTCCTGAAGACGGACGCGAAACTATATAAGAATATAAAGGAGACTATAAGCCGCCAAGAAATCCGTTCCTCATACCAAATATTAACAACCCAGCATCCGCAAAGTTTTTGCTACATCGAAGGTTACACAAACCAAAATCAAGCACTTGACAGCAACTAAGACTTGGGTTACAGTACGGTTCATAAGGAGGTAACATGAAGGCTTATCAAGGTACGTTCGTGAAGAAGACTGGTGAACGGCGCACGATGCGATTCGTAAAGTTGTCTGACCTACCTGCTGATTTTCTATCGGGTAAGGTTAAGGGCGTCGAAAAGCATAATCTCCCTGCGGGTAGCGAACTTGTATGGGATATTGATGCGCAAGAATTCAGAATCTTCAATAATAATACGGTAGTTGACACACCCAGAGAGTTCGAGTATACTCTCTCATAACAAGTCGGCAGGAGATTAACTGACTGACTAACACAAAGGAGCAAGACCATGGCGATTGATATCAAGAAGATGAAGGCGAAGCTAGCGGCACTACAAAACAAGGGCGGTGGTAAGACCAACTTCTTCAAGCCCGAAGAAGGCAAGAAGTACGGTATTCGTGTAGTAGGTACAGCTGACGGTGATCCATTCAAGGAGTTTTGGTTCCACTACGAAATCGGAAAGAACAGTATTCTTTGTCCAAAGAAGAACTTCCAAGAAGAGTGTGCAATCTGTAACTTTGCGAGCAAGCTATACAAGGAAAACACCGAAGACAGTGCCAAGATGGCTAAGAAGTTTCTTGCTCGTCAACGCTTCTTCTCACCAATCGTAGTTCGCGGTGAAGAGAAGGACGGCGTCAAGATCTGGGGTTACGGTAAGAATGTCTATCAAGACCTTATCAACCTTGTTCTCAATCCAGACTACGGCGATATCTGTGATCCAGAAAGCGGTACTGATCTAAGTCTCCAAACTGGTAAGGCTCCTGGTGCGCAGTTCCCAACCACCAAGCTTACCCCAGCCCGTAATACAAGCCGCCTATGCCAAGGCACCACTGAAGAGTGTCATGACCTCATGGAAAGTGTACCAAACTTTGCCGAGATTCATGAGCGCAAGACCAGCGCAGAAGTTTCTGCTGCTCTTGACGAGTACCTAAACGCCTCATCGACTGATGCGGAAGCCGAATCTGCTTCAACTGAAACCGTAAAGTATGGCGCTAAGCCAACCAACGCGGTTGATGCTGCTTTCGCTGATCTAATGGGCTAATATGTTAGGCTAAAAATAGGGCGGCGAGGGTGCTATACTGCCCTCGCCGTTCTTGTTTATTACACAGGAGAAACACACAATGGCAAAAGCGTTTGATTTAGCAAGTTACAAAAAAACTATCGAAGTAAACAATGTAGAAAAAAAGAAAGATAAATATGTCGTAGTAGACGAATGCTTACAGGAAGTTATTGGTATTCCAGGTATTCCACTTGGTCACATTACCCAAATCTATGGCAAAAGTGATACGGGCAAGACCTCACTACTATTCCATGCTGCCGCAAAGGCACAGGAGCAGGGGGTACTACCAGTATTTATTATGACCGAAGGCAAGGTTGACTGGAATCGTGCGGCCAAGATGGGCGTCAATATCGATCAATGCATTAAAAACGAAGAATGTATGTATCTTGAAGAAGCATTTACCTTTATCGACAAGATTGTCAGCGATGTTTCAATGGGCGAGTTGCCACAAGATGTGCTTATCCTATGGGATTCGGTAGGTTCATTGCCAAGTAAGGACGAAGTCAAGGAAAGCGACGACGGCACAACTGAAAAGAAAGCCAGCATGATGCGTGCAGCCAAGGCTATTCGCGAAAATATGCGTATCGTCCAACGAAAGATCAACGCTACCCGTAACTACAGTTATCCTAAGTATGTTGGCCTTATGATCCTTAACCAAGCATACACCCAGCCACCTTCTTTCGTTGGTGGACATAGCAAGATGGTGCCATATGGCGGCGATGCTATCTGGTACGCAGCCAGCGCAGTGTGGAAGATGGTAGGCAAGGGTAAGTTAAGTGCCACCAAGGACGGCAAGAGTTTTGACTTTGGTCTTATCAGCAAGATCAGCGTTGAAAAGAACCATATCAGCGACCTTGCAATGGAAGGCGAGTTTGTAGTAACGCCCGATGCGTTCCTACCTAATGAAGCGGGTAGTATTAAGAAGTATAAGGATACTCACCGTGAACAATGGGGCGAGGCAACTATTATGTCTGCCGAAACAGGCGAAGTTTTAGACGACTAACCTGCCCTTGACAAGCATCAACCGCCAGTGTAGAGTTCTCTCTGCATTGGCGGTTTTCTTTTGGAGGTTACCTATGGCGACGGGCTTGATGTGTCAATATCTTTTCCCAAGAAAAAAGAAAGATGGCACTACTATTTATGAAAATATTATCGAAGAAAAATCACTCCAGTTAGGTCAATACAAGGCAGAAAAATACAGTGAAGAACGCATCCGTGACACGTATCGTCACAATGTTGAAGAACATATTAAAATCTTTCCTAACCTCCTTAAAAACAACATCCGAAGTTTCCGAATTAGCAGCTCGTTATTCCCACTATTTGAATTTGCTGGAGACATTGCTCGTAATGATCAAGTACTCATTGGGAAACTTGCAGTACTTGGAAGCCTCTTCCGAGAGAATGGTATAAGGGTCACGACCCACCCAGGTCAGTTTACTGTATTGAGCAGTGATCGTGACCAAGTTGTAATGAACAGCATTAAGGAACTTGAATACCATGCATGGGTTTTCGACTGCATGGGTCTATCACAAACGCCATACAACGCCATCAATATCCACGGTGGCAAGGCCGATAGGAGCAGTCGGCTTATACAGGTTATCAAGACGCTACCGCCAAACGTCCGCAACCGTTTGACGCTTGAGAACGACGAGAAATGCTATAATGTTAAAAGTCTTCTACAAATTAGCCATGAGTGCGATATTCCTGTCGTCCTTGACAGTCATCATTACAGTTTCGGTTCCGGTGATATTAGTTACGATGACGCTTTTACGGAAACGATCAAGACTTGGAAAGATATCAAGCCCCTCCAGCATCTAAGCAATACCGAACCTGGTATGGAGAACGGATCTTTCAATGAAAAGCGTACTCATTCAAACTTTATTCACTATATTAATCAGCATCAGCTTGATGCTCTACGCAATGACACGATTGATGTAGACCTTGAAGCAAAGATGAAAAATATTGCCCTCTTGAAGTTCCGAGAGGACTATGGTATTGTACTCTAAATAACTGGGAGGTCCACATGAAGGAAGAACTGGAAAACAAGATTCGTGAAAAATATCCTAAAATGTTCGTTAAGGAAACCGTCACAAAGCGGGATGGTACTACTTTTGAACGGAATGCCTGTTGGGAAATCGCTGTTGGTGACGGCTGGTATGACCTTGTTGATTCCCTATGCGGCGTCATCCAGAACGAAGTAGATAACGATATTATCCAGCATGGCTATCGTGTAAAGCGTGGCGAAGCCAAGGAAGAGGATAAGCCACAACAGGTAATCCCTGTTCAGATAAAAGAAAAGTTTGGTGGTCTGCGGTTCTATATCAACGGCGGCAATGACCGTGTTTACGGCGCTATCCATGCAGCAGAAAGTATGAGTTACCGTATCTGCGAGAACTGCGGTAATCCTGGTAAACCTAATAGCGACGGCTGGATTAAAGTTTATTGTGATCCATGCAATGAACTTGACAAGCGCCGCAGGGAAGAGTATAACGCCGAAATGGAAGCGCGAGCAGCGCAATATAGGGCGGAACGAGCCGCCAAGGAGCAGACAGATGGATAACGATGGCCCGCAGAACGAGATCATTATGAAGAAGACCGAGATTAGTAAGAAGCAACGGAGGTTACTCCCAGCTGGCTAAAAAAATGGCCACCACTTCCCAGTACGGTAACTTTCGGCATGGTGCCGTCCTTGTTGGAGGAGGTAATGCTATTCTTGGTATTGGCGTAAATAATGAGAAGTATTGTTCTGTTGGTGCAAAACATCGTCATCCCAACAAGGGTGTTAGCACCTATCACGCAGAAATTTCTTGTATTTTAGGGATTGAGAGAAAGGCTATTCGTGGTTCTACTATATATGTGGCAAGAGCCTCTAAAGCATCAGGGGAAGATCGTATGAGTAAGCCCTGTCCAATGTGTCATGCTGTGCTTGCCTCTCAGGGTGTTAGAAAGGTCTTTTACACTGTCGACAAAGACAATGTTGGTTTTTATAGAATATATTAGAGCCTTTATTAACCTTCCTACTATATATTAAAGGAGGTTAAATCTATGATAGGCATTTATCAAATAAAAAATAAAGTGAATGGAAAAATTTATATAGGTAGCTCTGTTAACATAGATAAAAGATGGAAATACCATAGATATTATTTAAATAAAAATGAACATCACAATGTTTTGCTACAGCGTTCTTGGAACTTATATGGCGAATCAAATTTTGAATTTGAAATAATAGAACAGTTTGATGACCCAGCCCTCCTATTAGAGAGAGAACAACATTATCTGGATACATTACAGACAACAAAACCAGAAAATGGTTATAATCTTTGCCCAAACGCTAATAGTATGAGAGGTTATAAGTATTCAGAAGAGCAAAAACAAAAAATGAGCGAGTTAAGAAAAGGCCAAGGAAATCAGCACTATGGCAAGAAACACTCAGAAGAGACAAAGAAAAAGATTGGGCAAATAAATAGCACAAAAGTCAGAACAGAAGAAACAAAAAGAAAACTTGCCGAAATAACCAGAGAGAGAATGGCAAACTTGAAAGAAACCAACCCAGAAAAATTTGAAGCGATTGTGTCAAATATAAAAAAAGCAAGAATTGGTAAACCGTTAACAGAACAGGCAAAGAAAAAACTTTCTGAAAGTGCCAAGAAAAGGGTTGGTGATGATAGCAGCAATGCAAAATTAAATACCGAACAAGTTATAGAAATAAGGAAAGCATATGCTGCTGGTAATAAGATAGGAAAACTGGCAAAACGTTATAATGTAACAAAAACAACAATAAGTTATATTGTTAAATATAAAAGCTGGAAGCATATTCCATAATAACCTGCCCCGTAGTGCCACAAAGGGTGCAGTTATGTATGTTGCCCGTGCAAGTAAAGGCAGTCACGAAGATCGTATGAGTCGGCCTTGTCCCATGTGCCATGCCGTTATGGAGGAGCGCGGGATCAAGGCCGTTTTTTATTCTGTCGATGACGAGCGTATCGGAACCTACAAGTTTTAGAGGATAAAATGAAAAATAAACTACTTTATGAAGCCCTATATAAAGCCTATAATATTGCAGAAGGCCAGTTTTCGGGCATACCGGACTGTTGCATCATGGAGTTCAATAATGGAAGAACTTGGCAAACAATGATCAACAGGATAAAATCTCAAAAAGAGAAAGCAGAGATTACCAAAAACTGGTCATATGTTCCCTGTCAAGATTGTATTGACAATAAACGATATGGACAAGTAAAAGAAGGCAGTTCGCATATTGGAGAATTGCTACTATTCCTAATGGAAAAGGTGACAAAACAAGATGAAGAGAATATTGGTAATCGATAGCCTAAATGCATTCGTCAGAGCCTACAGCGCAGATCCAACCGTAAATGCAAAAGGTATACCCGTTGGCGGCATTCGTGGATATCTAAAAATCCTACAAAAAATGCTAAGAGTTACCAACCCAGACAAAGTTATTATTTGCTGGGACGGCGAAGGCGGTAGCAAGAAGCGTAAGAATATGTTTGAGGGTTACAAGGCTGGGCGTAATCCTCTTACAATCAATAGCAGCATCAAGGCAAGTGCCGAAGACGAACTAAAAAACCGTATCTGGCAGGAAACTCGCCTTGTAGAGTATCTAAATACGCTGCCAATCATACAGATTATGACAGACGGCGTAGAGGCAGACGATCTTATTGCACTTGTCTGCAAGGACATAAAATATGTTCATTATCAAAAAGTTATTGTAAGCAACGACAAGGACTTTATCCAGTTGTGCGACAAGGATACAATCCTGTATCGTCCAGTAAAGGAGCAGATTTTAAATATTAAATCTGTTGTTGAAGAATATGGAATACATCCCTACAATTTTGCTGTTGCTCGGGCTATCGTCGGTGACACATCTGATAATCTACCCGGCGTTAAGGGGGCTGGCCTCGCTACTATTGCAAAACGCTTCCCGTTTCTTGCAGAAGAAAAAGAATACAGCCTTGACGACATATACCTACACTGTCGCGAACATACGGGCGAAGTCAAGATTTATAAGGGAATATTATCAGAACAAAAACAAATAAAACTAAATCACCGTATGATGCAGTTGCAGTATCGCCTTGTCCCAACTGAAACAAAGAAACAAATCTTTAGGGATATAAAGGACGCAGAATGCATATACAATAAAGACAAGTATATAAAGTACTGTACGGAAGATGGCTTTATGGACATAAACTTCACTGAACTATTCAGCCACATGGAAAAGATACACCTTGAAAACTGCAGCGAGAAGCAGTAGTATGCAACACATGGAGGATACATGAGCGAGCGACAAGACTTTTCAGTCTACGGAACGAAGTTTCAAGAAAACCTGTGTACACTTATCTTAGACGACAGCCAGTTTGCTGCGCAAATCGGCGAGGTTCTGGATTTCAACTTCCTGGAACTAAAATATCTACGTACCTTTACTCAAAAGGTATATGACTACCGTAAGCGTTATGGTGTTCATCCATCACGCGATACAATGATGACCGTTATTAAAGCCGAACTTGGCAACGAAAACGAAGTTGTCCAAAAGCAAACCCGTGAGTTCTTTGCCCGTATCATCAGCGATGGCATGATCTCAGACGGTCATGAATATATTAAAGAAACCTCACTTGATTTCTGTAAGAAGCAGAAGTTGAAGGAGGCCATGATCAAGAGCGTTGAACTTATTAAGAGTTCTTCCTATGACGAGGTTAGCAAAACTATCAATGACGCACTTAAACTTGGTACAGATAACAATCATGGTTATGATTATGTCGTTGATTTTGAGAAGCGTTTCGAGCTTAAGGCCCGCAATCCAGTATCTATGGGATGGGATCTTATTGACAACATTACTCGGGGTGGTTTGGGCCGTGGTGAACTTGGTGTCGTCATTGCTCCTACAGGGGCTGGCAAGAGTATGGCACTTGTCCATTTGGGTGCGAATGCTCTACGCCTTGGATATAACGTTGTTCACTACACTTTGGAACTTTCTGACAAGGTAATCGGCACCCGTTATGACAGTTGCCTTACTGGCCTTGGGTTGACCGATGTCTTTAACCATAAGGAACAAGTTCTTGAAATGGTCAAGAACCTAAAGGGCCACCTTATTGTCAAGGAATATCCTACAAAGAGCGCCAGTACAAACACGATCAAGGCCCATCTTGATAAGTTGAAGGCTCATGGACACCGTGTAGACTTTGTAATCGTGGATTACGGCGATCTCCTAAAGCCAACAAGCAAGGAAAAGGAGAAGCGCGCCGAACTTGAGAGCATTTATGAAGAAATGCGCGGCATTGCCCAACTTCATAACTGCACTCTATGGACGGCGTCACAGACCAACCGTACCGGCCTAAATGCAGAAGTTATTACTATGGAAAGCATCAGCGAAGCGTTCAACAAGTGCTTCGTTGCAGACTTTATCTGCACGATTTCTCGTACAATCAAGGACAAGGCAAGCAACGAAGGACGTATGTATATTGCAAAGAACCGCAACGGACCAGACGGCATGGTTTATCCAATCTTTATGGATACAAAGAATGTAAAGATTAAAGTCCTACAGGAAAGCAATGAAAGTGCAAGTGAGATTATTGCACGTTCTACAAAGGACCAAGAAGAGAATCTCCGAAAGAAATATAAGGAGTTCAAGAAGGAAAAGAAGACTACTTAATAAACCATCAGAGAAAGGTCTGGTTATGTCAATTATAACTCCTCGCCCAAGTTACGGGCCGCACGAATACCCAAAGGCGTATGAATATTTTCAAAAGCAACAAATGGCCCACTGGTTACCTTGGGAAATCCAAATGGGTAGTGACATCAACGATTGGATGCTTAAACTAAGTGAAACCGACCGCCATGTTATCGGTTCAATCCTTAAAGGTTTCACGCAAACAGAAATCTTTATCCAGGATTACTGGTCCAATAAGGTTGCAAACTGGTTTAAGAAACCAGAAATCCAGATGATGGCTAATAGCTTTGCTGGTTTTGAGAGCATCCACGCTGCTGGTTATTCCTATCTTGAAGAATCACTAGGTATTCAGAACTATGAAGCGTTCTTGCATGAACCAACAGCAAAAGCCAAGATTGACCGCCTTATGGAAACAAAAGGCAAGTCGCGTAGAGATATTGCATTATCGCTTGCTATCTTTTCGGCATTTAATGAGGGAGTAAATTTGTTTTCCTCATTTGCCGTACTGATGAGCTTTCCACAGCGCAATATGCTTAAGGGACTTGGACAAATTGTAAGTTGGTCTATCAAGGATGAAAGTTTACATAGTGAGGCCGGATGCTGGCTATTCCGCCAACTTATTGAGGAGTTCCCAGAGCTACTTGATGACGAACTAAAAGAGGCTATTTATGAGGCTGCACGCCTGACAGTTAAACTTGAAGATGAGTTTATCGATAAGGCATTCATGAAGGGCGATCTGCCAAACCTATCAGCACACGACCTTAAAAACTATATTCGTCACCGTGCAAATACAAAACTTCAAGACCTTGGACTAAAGAGTAACTGGAAAAACTTAGATAAAGAATCGCTTGAAAGACTGGAGTGGTTTAGTGTACTATCTAGCGGCGTTGAACTACAGGATTTCTTTGCTGGACGCGTTTCCGATTATGCCAAATCAACAGCTGAATTTGAAGGAGTATGGGATGAGTAAAATTGAAGAAATTGATGAAATCAGTAAGACCAAGAAAGTAGTTGTAATGGTTGCTGCATGTGCATGGTGCAATCCATGCAAGCTAAAGAAACCAACCTTCCTTGCACTTAAGGAAAAGTATCCTGATATCCATATGGAAATCGTTGATAGCGATGATGAACCAGAGTTCAAGCAGGAACATATGGTAAAGACACTGCCAACATTTATCAAGCTTCAGAACACAGAAGAAACTGGACGAATGGAGGGCGCAAAGCAGACGATGGCTCAACTTGAAGAGTGGATTTTGGCATGAGAATGATTTTAAAAGAAGTATCTGGACGGGATTATGTCTATCACAATTCGCCCAATCCAGATATAGATGTATTCGTGCCAAGACCTTTTTGGCATAGTGAAGATTGGAGCGAATCTACAGGAGACGAAACACCAGATTTTATAAAAGATGATGTTGTTTTTGCTATAGATAAAAACAAAGTTCCTTTTTATGCCCTACCAAGGGATACACCTAGAATACTTTTAAATCAATTTCATGATGCGTCAAAAAAGTTTTTAAAACTGACAAGCGCAAGTATTATGCTCTTGCCAAAAGCAGAGAAAACAAGTATAGTATCTCATTCTTGGACCGAATATCGTTTTGATAAAAAAGATTTTGAGAAAATGCCAACAGATGAATGGATTTCAAGAAAAGCAGTAAAACCAATTGGTAAAACATCCCATAAAGATCCTATTTCCTTTTTAAAAAAAAGTGGTTATAAGGTAATTTGGGTTGATAATTTATCAAAGATAGCAAGCCTACTTATTAATAAAAATCTGCCATTCGATGCAGAAAATATCTAATGATAGAACCAATAGTTATATCTTGCCGGATATGCAAAAAGGAACTACTACAACTAACTGATCAAAAACAAATAGATTTTCACAATCGTGATATTGCCCCGCATGAACCACGGGGCATTAAAATTTCAGAAATATATATGTGTAGCGAGTGTTCACACAAAATAACAGAAAAGTGGGATAAAAATGGAAAACGTACAAGGACTAGTAGAAAAGTGGGAACAAAGCGGTCTTCTGGAGGGAGTTAAGGATAGAGTTTTTATGTCACAAGCACTAGAAATGTCAGCAGTTGAACTTGTAAATAAAGTTGAAAGTGGTAAGATAACATCTGAGCAACTAAAGTCTTGTGGTCCACTGCTATTTCCGCTAGTATACAAGGCGTTCTGGGATAAGAGTTATAGGGTACAAACTGAGACTGCGGAATCCGCAGCAGCTGTTTCTGTGTTTGTAGGTACAAACGGTATGACAGTGGATACCGAACCAGATGTCGTTCATAAATATGGAACACATCTGAGTCGCTTACTTGATGAAGTTCAAGATGTGGCAACACTGTGCAAGATTGAAGTTCAACCGCGTGAAACCGGCTTTCATCTAGTTACGCATCTACTATAAAGGCATAAAAATGACTCTTGAAGAACTAAAAGAAAGCGGAAAAGCACCAAGCTGGCTAACCGATGAAGGGTTCCAGACCCTCTCTGCCGGTTACCTACTACAAGGTGAAACTCCTCTTGATATGTATAAGCGTGTTGCCCATGCAGCAGCATCGCAATACGATGAACCATTACGGGGCCAACTAGAAGCACGCTTCCTAAAATATATCTATAATAACTGGCTATGTCTTGCTACTCCTGTTGCGAGCAACGCAGGCACAGAGCGTGGTCTACCTATTAGTTGCTATGGTCAGTATATGGGTGATAGCGTAAGTGATATTTTTAAGACCTATCATGAAGCAGCTATGCTTACAAAGAACGGCGGTGGTGTTGGCACCTACGTTGGCAAGATCCGTGCGCGTGGCTCCCAGATCAAGGGAAACGGCCATAGCGAAGGCGTTGTGCCTTGGTTGCGTGTACATGAGCAGACGTTCCAATCAGTAGGCCAAGGCGGCGTCCGTCGTGGCGCTACAGCAGTTTATCTAGACGCAGAACACGGTGACATTGATGAATTTATTGATATTAGAAGACCTACAGGCGATATTAGTAGGCGGTGTCTTTCTAACAATTTCCACCATGCTGTTGTATATGGTGATGGATTTATTAATCGAGCAATCGACGGAGACAGCCATGCACGCGGAGTCTGGGAAAAAGGACTCCGAACAAGACTAGAAACCGGCGAACACTATATGATGTTCCGCGATAATGCTAACCGTGACCTCCCAGCCGGTTATGTCAAGAATGGACTAAAAGTTTCAACTTCACAACTTTGCAATGAGATTTATTTATACAATGATGAACAACATACATTTGTATGCTGCCTTAGCAGCGTCAACCTTGCCAGATACGACGAATGGAAGAATGATGGTCAGTTTCTTAAGGACTGTATTTATTTCCTTGATGCAATTATGGAAGAGTTTATCCAGAAGGCTTCAAAGATCGAAGGATTTGAGAAAGCTGTACGATTCTCTGTTAAGTCTCGCGCACTCGGTCTTGGCGTACTCGGCTGGCATACGCTATTACAAAGCAAGTTAATCCCATTTGATAGTTTTGAAGCAATGGAACTTAATGCTCAGATTTTCCGCACTCTTGATAAGAAAACACTAGAAGCCAGCAAGGAACTAGGTGTCCTAAAAGGCGTACCAGAATGGTGTGTAGATACCCGCAATAGCCACCGTCTTGCTGTTGCTCCAACGGTAAGCAACTCGCTTATCAGCGGCGGAGTCTCACAGGGTATTGAACCTATTATTGCAAACTACTACGCCCAAAAGAGCGCAAAGGGTACATTCGTTCGTAAGAACCCAGCACTCCAAGGTTTATTATGGTCCAAGGGTATGGATAACTTTGACACATGGCAACAAATCAACAGCGATGGTGGAAGTGTAGCCGGTCTAAAGGGCTTAAGCGAACTTGAGAAAGAAGTGTTTGCAACTGCCCGTGAAGTAAACCAGCACGCCATTATTAAGCAAGCAGCCCAGCGTCAACGCTGGATTGACCAAGGCCAAAGCGTAAATCTATTTTTTGCTGCACCTGCATCATTAAGCATAGATGATAAGAAGCAGCTTGGTAAGTATATTCATGAAGTACATATGGAAGCGTGGCGTGGTGGATTAAAGGGTCTTTATTATCTACGAGGTGAGTCAATTTTGAAAGCAGATAATATTTATAGAAGTAGCGGCGAATGCAAGGCATGTGAAGGTTAGATTAAGGATACACCCACCCCGCCTCTTAACAATGCGCCTCTGGGTGGGTTTTTTATGGAGATAAAATGAAAAAACTACTACTACTTGCTTTACTCTGTGTGGCGTGTACGCCAAGTGCAGAAGACATTAATAGTTCAGATATTGACCAATATGTAAGTAATGCCGGTCATCTTTCGGTCGCAGAAGAACAACCTAAAACAGAGGTTACTTGCGATCTGGAGTGTCTTCAGCCAGAGCAAGACGGAGATATGCTCTGCTCTTACCGAAAGTTTAAGCAAACCAGCCGGTACGATCAGTTTGTGGCACTACAGCCAAACAGCGCTACTCTGTGGCCAGGAAATGTTGTCAGTGGTCGCGGAGCCAGCGTGGGAATGCTCACTCCTCTTGGACTCTCCCTAGCGCCTGTAACATTCTCCTTTTCTCTTGAGGGCATGCGTGGTAAGGTGGGCGGTACACTAAGCGAACCAAACCTGCTAACCTTTCGTCAACTACGAAATGATATCCTAAATGACGGTGTAAAAGGCAGCACCCCAGCCGCTATTGACCTACAAATAAGCGAAGTCCATAGCCTCTCCCAAGTAGGCGTAAAACTTGGCGCTGGCGTAAGCTGGCCAGGGGGTGGTAAAGTAGCGGGATCATTCGACTTTTCGTCCACCAATAAAAAAACAAAGGTTCTTGTTGACTTTACCCAAGCCTACTATACAATCGACATCAACGCACCACTCCGACCATCAGACTTCTTCTTAAAAAGTGTAAGGTCCGAAGATGTCCAGAAGGTAGTTGAACGTGGTAATCCACCTGTGTATATTCAAAGCGTTACATATGGTCGCCGTGTTATCTTTGCAGTAGAAAGTGATAAGAGTTCACAAGATATTGAAACAGCCATCAAGGCTGCGTATAATGCAAAGGCAGCAGAGGGTGAAGTGAGCGTAGATGTAAATACAAAAAAGACACTTGATGAAAGTTCTATCCGCGCCTTTATCCTTGGCGGTAGTGGCGAGGATGCAGTTGGTGCAGTTGCCGGTTTTGAGGGCGTAGTTGAATATATTAAAAACGGCGGTAACTATAGTAAGGACAGCCCAGGTTCACCAATAGCTTATAAGCTTGCCTATCTTGATAATGAAGTAACCCAATTAGCATTTACTACCGAGTTTGCAGAAAAGTCTTGCACCCGTAACCGTGGTCCACTAAAAGCAACACTTGATAGCATCACCCATGTAGGCGGTGATGACCTAAGACTATATGGCGGCGTTGTTCTTGGGGTATCCAAGGTTGGCAATGAAAGTGTGGACTGTGGAGAGGGCGAAGATTATGTCCTATGGCAACTTGATCCAAACCAATGGCAGCCTATTCCGCATCTTGGTACTTGGCGTCCAAGTAGCCCAATAGAAATACAAATAATTGATGCCAAGTATGGTAAAAATACAGAAATGTGCCTTATGGGTAAACTCTACAGCAGCAATGCGGATAGCTGGTGGGATAAACCTGACCTTGAATTCAACGAAGTTATGAAAAGTATATATTCTGGGGATAGTTGGAACGGGCTATATACAATACAATTTCGTGGTGCAGGTGACCTTGCCGCAGATGTAACAATAAAGTTGTCGCAAGAGTAAAAAGCGACTATTTATAGTATTTAGGAGCGACTAAATGAAAGTAACAAAAAGCTATTTAAAACAGCTTATCAAGGAAGAGTTAGAAAATATACCAACAGTTGAGGATGATATGGCTGTCTTTGGGTTAAATAAAAATAACTTGGAAGGCGATATTCAAGTGTTAAATATGGTAAAAGCCCAGATCAACGAGGTGATGCAGCAATTCAACGCCCACTTCAAGAAAAAGCCTGTTATGGAACCGGAAGATCTTTATAACCGTATTGCACATTTAGAAGAACTCATCGAAGAATATATGTCAGAAAGATAGACGACGCCTTTCTGCTTTACACCCAACCCACAATCTGCTACTATGCCGGTTGTGGGTTTTTTATTTGGAGGTCCAATGTGGGACACGCTTGAGAAGATAGAAGATGAACTAACAAAAAATTTAAACAAGACAGTACGATTTAGTAAAGAAAGTTTCTATAGCGGCGAGGAGCGCCTGCTTTATAAGCGCATCACCGTTGACGACAAGCCAACAGGCATCAAGTTTAATATAATGGACTTGCAAGCGGGTGAAAGACCTGTTAGAGTGGAACACAAGATCGCAAGCATCATGAAGATGCTTCAACTCACAAAGGGAGTCTAAAATGTCAGAACAACAATTTCCAACAATGTATGCAAAAGTAGACCGTGTACCATATCTTATCGGAGCACCTTTCCCAGAAATTGACTTTGCACCACCAGTTAAAGAAGACTCACTTCTTTGTTCTGTGCAAGGCTTTCAGCGTCAAGTTGACGAATGGAAGAAGCAATTCCCAGACAAGAATGAAATGAACCTTTATTTTATGCGTTATATGACAGAAGCTGAGACAGAGAAATATAAAAATTCAGATAAACACGAACGCATTGATGGCGCGACCATTAAAGGTATTGTTGACGCGATTGCTAACTCAAACACCACAAAGGGGCTATAAAATGGATAACTTTGACTCACTACAAAATGCGCTTGGCGGCAAGACTGTTACAAAGACTCTACGCGAAGTTACAACCGGCAATGGTTATGTTGAAAATGTTGAGGAAGAGGTCAAGAGCAAGGAAGAGCGTATGCGGGATTTCGTCAAGAGCCTAAATGCGATTGAAGAATGCATTGAGCCATACAAGGAGCAGCGCAAGGATCTAAAGAAGGAATATGTCGAGAACGGTTGGCTTGATAAGAAGGATATGAAGACCCTTATCAAGGCTCTACGACTCGTCAAGGACGATACCGATATCGAAGAACTACTCAAGGTTTATGATAACCTAAAGAAGTAAGGAGAAACCATGTTTTCGCTTGAACCAAGAAATAAGTTACTGCTTGTTGAAAAAATCGAATCAAAGAAGAAGGAAGAACGATCCTTCTATGTACCAGAAAATATGTCCGTTGAGCCACGACATATTGTTGTCAAACTAACAGGTGCAGGCAGCGAATCGCAATACCACAGCGATATTGGCTCCCTGCTTCTTGTGCAAAGTCACCTTGTGGAAAAGGTAACATACGAGATTGATAACTTTTATGTCCTAAGTGAGTCAGGCGTCGTAGGAGTCCTGAGAAAGAATGAACTATAATGGCTGCGCAGGATAATACAGTTGAACTACTTGGCACATACGGAGACGACCTTACTCACGGTTTATCTGCGTGGACAAGCACAAGCCGAGAAATCAGCGAAGAGAAGCGTAACCGGCTACCCAAGTTGCTCGATATGCTTGGCGAGGAAGGCCACCATACTCCGTATGAGAAGTCAATGATCCACTTCCTTGTTACAACCGATATTGCCACCCATATTCATTTGCTCAAGCACCGTATCGGTGTTTCTATCAATGGCGAAAGCGCACGTTACAAGGAACTAAAAGACGATAAGTTTTATGTTCCTGTTGATTGGGATAGCGATGAGAAGGCGCAATATGTTGCATTTCTCGAAGACGCACTACAAAAGTACCACCAGTGCCTTGCACGCCTTGTAACAAAGGGTGCACCGCGCAAGCGTGCAAAGGAAAGCGCACGGTTCTATCTACCATATGGTAATCAGATTACGGCAGATATTTCATTCAACTGGCGTTCGTTTATGCACTTCCAAGGGCTACGTAATAGCGAACATGCACAACTGGAAGTTAGGGAACTGGCACAGGAAATGTTGCGGCAAGTACGGGAAACAGGTAAGTTTCCGCTATCACTAAAAGCCTTTGGCTACGGAGAATAAATGGATTATTCTACCACACACATTCCAGATAGTAACGGCACAAACCAAGAATATTATATCACAGCATGTAATAAATGCAGCACGCAAATGCACTACAATAAATATTCAGTAGATAATGGTATTGAGCAGGGTTGGTATACTGTAGATAAGTTCAAGGAAGAACTATATTGTATGGAATGTCGTAAAGGTAGATACCGCAGATGAGCCACAGCGAACGGACCCTAGACTTATACTATGACCAACTGGTATTAGGCTCTTGTTTAGGGTCCGTTCTTTTTGCATATCACTCAAATACTCCATATATTTATCTACATTTAGACCGCCCCCAATGGTTTCAACAATATAGTTATGATTTCGGACTTGGCTACAGCATGGAACGATCTATGGATTACATGCTATCGCATATGGGTCTTGCAGGATTATTACCATTAGACGATAAATGCAGCAGGGCACGAATGATCGATGGCAACAACATTCGTATTGTTACAACCGGCGATTTTATTATAAACGTAAAGTTCAATAACCTCTACATTTTCAGCGACTATAATATTGACGGCCTGCCAGACCCAACAGAACAGGTACAGGAATATGAAGTTATTTATGATAGTTTCCTTGTAAACTGCGCAAAAGAAAGTGTGTTGCAGTTTGATCTATCCGGCGAGCAGTACATAAAAGAGTTGCACCACGCAGAAAACAAGAAATCGGCACGAAAAGAGTGCGTACTTGTTTCACACATACCAGCCGGTGCAGAGTACCCAGAATACTTCGTCCGCGCCCGTCTTGAGAGCATGATTCGGGAAGCGGGTATAAAGAAAAGGCACGGCAGCGAGTTCGTAACGCACATAGAGCGCCAAAAGGCAAACCCTATGACAAACTTTTATACGGATTACGGCGGAGTAAAGTTTGTATACCCAGATATAGAAAATATAATAAACTACCGCAATATGCACAAGCGCAATGATTACCTTGGATATCTAAAATGTCGATCGCCTCTACCCACCTCGCAGGTATAATCTCAACAGTAGGCGCACCGCTGGCATATAATATGCCATGGCACGATTGCCTTATGCCTGTTGGTGAAAACTACCACGCAATCGAGCGTGCGGTACATACAGCAGCATCCGCTGGCTGTACAACAATATGGATTGTGCTTGATCGTGCGGCACCACCAATAATAAAAAAGAAGGTAGGTGAATGGGCATACGACCCCTCGACAATATGGGATCCATATAAGCCCTTTATGAAAAAGGTACAGATCCCAATATATTACTTATGCGTACAACCAAAAGATATAGGACGCCGCGATAGCCAAGGTTGGGGTGCGCTGTATGCAAGCAAGGTTATATATTATGTAAGCAGTAAAATGAGCATGTGGTCGGCACCAAAGCGTTATCTTTTTGTTTCACCGTATGGAGTAAGTAACGAGGAAGATATAAAAAATGCCCGAACCTTACTAAAAGGCAAAAATGAAGTTGCGTTTATATATGATAATAAAAGTTTCTTGGATAACACACACTTACCCTTTACATTTGGCTGGAGTCAGTATAAGGTGCTGCAACAACATGCACTTGATACCTTCCGCGGCAAAGAAGATAAACTAAAAAGGATAAGTGAAGTATACAGTCCGCTAAAACTGGAAGAAATGGAAAAGGTATCACTGTCCAGTCATATAGATATAAGCGGCTGGGACGGGTATCGTGAACTAATGGGTGGACCGGCAATAAAACGACCAGGACACCTTGTAACCCACAAATGGATAGGATTGGTAAAAGATGGAAAACTGGGATAAATACTTTCTTGATATTGCAAAAACGGTAAGCACCCGTGGGACATGCCCGCGGCTACAAGTAGGCGCTGTCATCATTCGTGACCGCAATATTCTCTGCACGGGCTACAACGGCTCTATACGCGGTTCCGCGCACTGCAACGAGGTTGGCTGCTACATGGTTGACGGACACTGCGCCCGAACCGTCCATGCAGAAACAAATGCTATTCTGCAAGCCGCAAAGAACGGCGTTGACATCAACGGATCAACGATATACACAACAGCGTTCCCTTGCTGGAATTGTTTTAAATATTGTGTAAACGCAGGAATTTACCGGATTGTATATACAGAAGAATACAAAAAAGATCCAATGGTAATCCAAACAGCAGAATCTTTAAAAATAATTATAGAGAAAATATAGTTTCCTCCTATATATTGGAGGAGGAAATAAAATGAAGATATGTAATATATGTAAAATAGACAAGGAACTTGATTTCTTCGGTGTGCTAAAAACTGCAAAAGACGGAAGAAATAAAACATGTAAAGAATGTAGAAATAAAAGAAATCACACGAATTCAGATAAAAATAAAAAGAAATATAAAGAATATTATGTAAAAAACAAAGAAAGAAAAAAGCAAATCTGGTCAGAAAGTAAAAAGAAATATACTGCAAAAAATAAAGAAAGAAAAAAAGAGTATGATAGAGAATATGCAAAAAGACCGGAAGTTATAAAAAGAATAAAAAATTATCATAGAACTGAAGAAGTAATAGAACGGAGAAAGAAACGCAATCAAAGACCTGATATAAAGAAAAAAGCAGCAGAATATATTAAAAAGAAAATGCAGGATCCTAAAAAACATCTTGATAAAGTTTTCTCCCAAGGTATTAGAGAATCTCTAAAAAAGAAAAAGATATTTAAAAATAATAAAAAATGGGAAACTATATTGGGTTATTCTATACTGGATCTTATGTCTCACTTGGAATCAAAATTTACCCCCGAAATGAGCTGGGATAACTATGGAAAATATTGGCATATTGATCACATAAAACCAAAAAGTTTATTTATATATTCGTCTATGGAAGACGAAGAATTTAAAAAATGCTGGAGTCTTGATAACTTACAGCCATTAGAAGCGGTGGAGAATATAAGAAAAGGAAATAAATATCTTGAACCAGCCAAACTTGACAAAGACATGCTCTCGTTGTAAGATAGAAAAACAATCAGACGAATTTAAAAAAATAAAAAAAACACAAAAAATTCTATCTCATTGTAATGATTGTGAAAAGAAAGATCGTTTAGAGAAAAAAGAAAAATATAAAAAATATCGACAAAAGTATAATGCAAAAAAAAGAGAAGAAAAGCAAAAAAAGAAATACGAAGAACTTAAACTTAAATACGAAACATAAATGCTGGTGAGGTCCAAAATGGAAGAAGAGAAGCTTGAAACCCAGCGCGAACTTGATAAGCTAAGGTTAAGCATCGCTAAACTTGATGATTTTAACCTTTCCCTGTATCGTGTATACAATGAGGCAAAGCGTCTCCGAACCATGAAAGACCGACCACCAGAACTCGATAGGTTATTACAGACTGTATCCATGACGGAACAGTTTATAAAGGGAGACTAACATGGATACACGCTGGTTTGATTGCTCATGCCGCTCAGCACACCACGCAGTTCGCGCTACATACGAAGCGGAATACAATGAAGTATTTTTTGAAATGCGGGTCAACAACTATAAAAGTTTTTGGAAGCGGTTGGTGGCCGCATATAAATATCTCTTCAACAGAGATAATAATGACTGCTCGTACGACACTTTTATCTTGTCTCCCGAAGATAGAGAGATTATGATGGCTGTCCTTGGAAGAATGAAATGAATAAAGCGTTTTTTATATTTCTAATACTCCTTCTTGTAACCGCAAGTGATTGTAAGTCGCCATACGAAAAGGCATTAGAAAAATGTCAAACTCGCTGCGCCCCCAACATTGCAACGGCGGTAGACTATAACTATAACAATAACCGTTATGATAAGTGCATTTGCGCTGTTCACTATAGGGAAGATGAGGTAGCCGATGACCAAGAGTAGACAGGAAGTGTTTGATATCTGTATGATCATCATTCTCTTTGCGCTTGTAGTAGCCGCTGTTGGGTGGTATGCTGCGCAGGAAGTTGACCGGCCATGTAAGTATGTGTCGCCCTATAAAAACACCCTGCAAGGGGATATCCATCGCGAACTGCGATGCAAGGATAAGCCATGAGTGAAGGCATAGGTTTTACTATTGGTTTTGCTGCTGGTGTCATTGCTGCCATTGTTGTTATGGTGGGTCAAGCAGGACAGCATATTGAAAAATATGAAATCTGCCAGCGTACCATTCAATATCAACTTGACAAGACACCCGAAGAGGTGCAAACTCTTATGCAAACAGAGAAGAAGCGAGAAGGCCGATAATGTCTATGAACCTAAACCTCTACGATCAAGTTAGCGGTTGTGATTGCCGCCTTTATCAAACTCCAACTGCGGATACCTACCGCATCCTTGAGGGGGGTAATAAAGAAGAAGTTTTTAAAAACTATATTGCTTGGCTGAAGGAATACCGCAAGGATGGCAGAAAACGCTTGCGGAAGGACGACCTTGACGATATAAGGGACCACGAAGAGCGAGTACGCCGCTTTCTTGATGGCCACCCAAGCTGCCAGTTTGGAGCAATCTAATGGAAAACCGTCTATCAATAGCCGATAAGTTTCTACTTGGTGTTTGCTTTAGTGCTATCGCAGGTTTTATATATCTTATTTATCTTGGAATAACTTATGTTGATCCATGCGATAAGATCTGCTCACCAGGAGTTAATGTACGACCAGCAAATGGAGTATGCATTTGCGCAACAACCATTGAGGTTAAGGTGAAAAATGATTAAAAACTTTCTTGACGCAGTAGAAGAAAACTTCAACGCAGCAGTAATGTTATTTATATTTATTGTTATTATTGCTGGTATCGCGGCAGGGGTTTTCGTTGATATACGAAACGACAACCACGATATTGAAATGGCAAAGTTGGGTTGTTCACAGGAAATCGCATCAACCAATAGTATACCATACTCCAACTACTATATTATTTGGAAGTGCGGTAACAGCGTGCAGGAGTCAAAATGATTAAGTTTCTTATATGCCTATTTGGCGTCCACCATTGGAAGCTTATAGACCGAACAAGTTATCCGCCTTCTGTAAAAGCAGAAAAGATATGGGGTGATGTACCATTTGTAGCCCAATGTGCCTTACTTGGATATTCAAAAAGTGTATCACTGTGCGAATACTGCCGCAAAACAGAAGAAAGGATTGATCTTGGACCATAAAATGAAAAAGATTCCCTGCGGTAATCCCGAATGTTGCACCCGCCGTATCCACCACGAACGACAGGATGAAATGCGTCCGCAACAAACCGTAGAAGTCCCCGATGACTACAATGGCAAGAGTTTTTGTTCTATAACTTGTGCTTGCCAAGCGGGCTACTACAATGTAAGGTCTGGGTGGATCAAGGATCCTTCAAAGGAGTAAGACAGGTGAAAATACAACTAAACCGCGCTCCCTATATGTGTCCCGTGATTGACGACCATACAGGTGCAGGATCGGCACATTATATTTTTCATGAAGGTTGGACGCATATTGTTATCAACTTCCAAAAGGAAAGTGAAGACGATATGTCTTGGAAAGGTAAAGTTATTACAACCTACGAAGGTGCAGAAGGTTGGCTACAAGTTGAACTGCTAAAAGAATGTTTTAACATTATTGAGGAGTAGCCGTGATAAAGAAACGCCTGTCTGTCAACCATCCACATATTTGGGGTAGTTGTGACTATTGCGGTATGGACTTTTGGGGGCGTAGCAAGCGGCACGATTCCCGACACTTTCTTCTTGCCAACGATGCGGTAACCCTGTATATTGACCATCTCGTAAGGCAAGGCGATCTTCCTTGCCAGCACTTTGTAAGGATGAACATATTGGACTCGCTAAATATGGCGAAGGAGATAAAATGACTTTTGGATTTACTTGTGAGTGCGGTGGTTTCAACGAAAAGCTTGATACCGATTTTGCCCTTCAAGTTGACACTAGCGGCTATGCTGGCGACATAGATACCGTCTGTGTAAAGTTCTTTTGCCACTTCTGCCAAAACTGGATTCTCGTAAAGAAGGAGGTAGTATGACCCGCGACGAACTGAAAACTTGGCTTGCCTCGCTTGACCCTATGACCGACTGGGATATTGATAATATCCCAAATCTTGAAGAACAGGTTGTTCGTGTTATCAAAGGGTCCGGTTTTGTAAATATTTTCTATCTTATTAACAAGGAGAAACAAAATGAAGATTGAACGCGAAAATAACTTTGAGTTTGTTAATTTTGAAGATGTTCCACCCAATACAACTTTCCTTTATGGTAATGACCTATTCCTTGCAATCCGGCCTGTAAAAAATAAGGAAACGGTCATCGTCAATTGCATCAATCTAGTAGATGCTTCTCCGCATTATATTGGAGAATGTATTGAAGTTCGTCTTGTTGAGAATGCCAAGATCATATTTTGAGGTAATAGATGCCGCTAACTAAAAAGATGCAACTACGCCACGCAGAAGAAATAGGTCGTGCGGTTGCAAAAAGTCACTATGAAATGTTCCTGCAAGACAAGTTCCGAGGTCCACAGTTTAAATGGGAAAATGTGCCAGGTCTTTGTGAAAGGATGGCAAGAGCACATATTCCTATTTCTATGCCGCACGGTTCCAAGATAATGGACCAACTTGTTGACATCGCTGGCAAGGTAGCATATGAAGAGGCAAACCGGCTATTGGAGAATATAGATGACCAAACAGGAACTTAAGGATATTGAAAATGCTGCTCGCAAGGCGTATCATTGGCCAAGTCCAGGTCAAACAGAACAAGACCGAGAAGTTATTGCTTCTATGGCTAAACTTTTTGATGAGATTGAGCGGCTTACCGCCGAACGCGATGCAGCACGAAATATGCTTGAAGGTATCTGCTCCGAGTTTGAAGGAGCCGTAGCCCATGCCGATTGGAGGGCAGAAGGTTCAAAGGGTATGAATGTGCCATTCCACGGTGACTTTGCAAGTGCAGTACAGTTACCAAGCATCGTCAGCAAGATGCGATGGTGGTCACGCCAAATGCGTAAGGTTATTGGCGAAAAGGCGGAATAAATGCAATATCTTATCTACCATGAACCTCACGAAATACATGGGTATAATACTATTCGTATAAGCGAAGCGGACGCCATTGCAAAGCAGCGAGCAAGTTGCGTTCGCGCAAGAGGTGTTGATTTATACGAGAGCGATAGCGAAGCACTAAATGATTTTATTGCCGTCCATTGGGCGGAATGGGAGGCGTAATGAACGAATCAATTAAACGAATAGGGAGACAGAACCTACAAAATATTATTGAGGTTCTACAAGACAACCCCGATCTCGTAAACGCATTAAGAAATATGCTTGGCAACTCTATCAACTTCCCAGCCGAACTTACTGTCAAGTTAAAAAAGGACTAAAATGAAACCTTTAGGTACAGTCAAGAAGACAAAAACAAAAGTTGAAGGCCACCAAGAATGTGGTGTTTGCCATCCGCAAATAAAAGGTAGCAGAACATCAGAAAATCGCGAAGCTGAACAAGACATACAGGAACAAATAGAAGAATTAAGGGAGTCAATTTCAGATATTGAATCCAATATTCGTCAGTTGACATACAAGTTTGAGGATGCTATGGAATCACTCAAAAGTTTGTTAGAAGGCTATATTGATAATCTAAGAGATAGTATCGATTCACGATTTGATGAAAGAGAATAAAATGACAATGATATCAACAAATGCCCAAATTGGAACCATGATGACTATGAAAGTAGAAGAACCAAGCAAGGGGGCTATTCCTTGCCAATGTGGCAAACTGGCGGATGTAGACTTGTGCGATATCCTTACAAGTAACCCACCTATGTATGGAACCTACTGCCAATCGTGTCATGCAAGAAATTATATCTATACCAGTGAATATCATAAGTATTATTCTGACCTAAAGTGGCAAGCAACAGCTTCAAAAGAACGGGCGGCACAGGATAAGATTGACGACCTTACACGCCGCCTTGAAGAAGCCGAAAAGAAGATAGAACGCCTTTGGAATAGAACTGGTTTAGGTGGCTTTTAATGGCTAAAACACTTAAAGATAAAAGTATTGAGGCATACGAAAACTATATCCGCGATTGCCTCTCTTGGGAAGAAGACCCACAGTTTTATATCTCTCTCGTCCGAGGGATGAAGAACCATCCAAACAACTTTGAAGATATCCTAAAATATACTATTACCTTTATGAAACGGCATAGCGATAAACTTGACGAGTTGACAGACGAGGAACTTGCTGCTATACATCTCCAAGTCAGAGAGAAGTTCAACCGGCCAAGGGAAGTAAGGGCGGCAAGAAAGCGACCAGCAGATAAGGTAGCAACCGTAAAGGAGGAGTAAATGACCGACCCGTGGAAGTTACTTGAAGAAGTAAAGCAGAAGCTAAATGAAAAAGCATGGGACGAAGATAAAATCGATCTTGCTCATCGACTCGCGCTTGCACTTGATGAGCATAATAAGGTTGACGATCCATTTTATGAGCTAACCAGCTACAAAGGTTTTGTTGGTAATATTGAGATAACCATTCGCAGACGAGATCTAAAAGTTTGGGATTGGTTTGCTTGGATGGAAGGCAAGGGTAATATTGGAAGAGGTGCAACTTGGTCGCTTGAAGACGCAAAGAAGAAGTCGCGTGACTTTGCAGAGGAGTATAAGTAATGCCATTAAATATTATTATATTTATGAACGATGAAGGCGATATCCTTGACTATGTTTCAAGGAATAACACAAGCGATCATATCTTCTCTATCGCCCGTGAACTTGCAAAGACTCACGGCGAAGAAGTAACGCCCTACTACGCCAGTATCGAAGTCGGTGACGAGTATACGGATAAAATCCACAAGGATCTTAAATGAAGACTTTACTTCTTGTCTCGATGATGCTACTGTCTGCTTGTGGCGATGGAACGCCCGATCCCGAAGGAGATGAATATGTAAAGTGTTCTAACTTCTGTGGCGAGGATGGCGTAAGGGAGTTCAAGAAGAGTGATAGCGGATATAACTGCTATTGCTATAATATGCGGAAGGCGTAAACATGACAGACAAGGAACTAAAAGATATTGAGGCAGGACTTAAACGTTGGCATTCTATGTCAACGGAAACAGGTCAGAAACTACTTGACGAGATTTATAGATTGAAACACCATATTGGTATGGACCAAATGCATCTCAACTTGCTTTATAAGGAGCGGGACGAAGCGATCCAGCAACTTGAACTATGGCAGGGGAATAAATCATGACGCGTGAAGAAGAAGAGCAGTTCCTATTTGATAAAATCGTAGCGCTCAAACACCTTTATGAAGAACTTGACAGTCTTGTGAAGAGCGGGTATGATGGTCCCTTCATTGGCGAGGAAATCCGTCCTCTAATGGAAGCCTACTTCAAGGCAAAATGGGGTAATAAAAATGCAGACATTTCCGACAATCTACAAGCAGACAAAGGGAGGCAAGACGCAGGAGTGGATAGCAAGTAAAAGTTATCCTATTTATTTCTCGCAGTCATTTTCTTTTCCTCCGCGACATATAAAGAAAGCGCTTTTTCCATCTTTTCGCCACAGGAAAGCAGATTATAGAAATGGGCACGCTTATAGCCAAGCGTGCCATTCTTTTGAATGGCTATGCTTTAGATTCTCAATAGTTTGGAGTAATCCGAAAGATAAGCAAGATTGTCAATATTGTTAAATATTGGCGGACAGATATTTTTAAATATAAAAAAATAATATGGACAGTTCTCCTATAACCAACTATATATTATAGGAGGACAAAAAAATGTCACAATTAGAAAATTTACAAGGGAAAACATTTGGTTATCTTTCTGTATTAGAAATAGGCCAAAAAAAGTTTTCTAGAACGCATTGGAAATGTCTATGCATCTGTGGTAATACCAAAGATATAATGGCAAAACATTTAAAAACTGGTGCGATAACAAGCTGCGGTTGTATGAAGCTTGCAAAGGGAAAAAAGTCTAGGACTTGGAAAGGTCACGGAGATATTAGCGCACATTATTGGTCTAGAATAAAAAGATGTGCTTCCGAAAGAAATCTAGAGTTCTCCATAGCAATAGAAGAGATATGGAATTTGTTTATAAAACAAAATAAAAAATGCGCCTTGACTGGGCTTGACATCTCAATAGAAGGGGAGCATACTGCATCTCTTGACAGGGTTGATAGTAAAAAAGGTTATGAAATCTCTAATGTACAATGGGTTCACAAAGATGTAAATCTAATGAAGATGGATTTTGACCTTAATGAATTTTTCTCTTACTGCAAGTTAATCACGGAGTTTAATAGACTATGAACAAACTTCCAGAAATTTATAAGAAGACTAAAACTGGTGCGACTCAAACTTGGTCTGTAGAGATTGATAATGATCGCTATAGGACTTATAGTGGTCAGCTTGACGGAAAAATTCAAATTAGCGAGTACACGATCTGTCAGCCGAAGAACCTGGGTAAGAAGAACGCCACGACCGCCGAGGAACAGGCGGTCATTGAAGCCGAGGCTCTTCGCAAGAAGAAACTGGAGCATGGCTATTTTGAGGATATTGGCAACATTAACCAGAGGCAGTATTTTGAGCCTATGCTTGCCAAGGACTACCTTGATTACAAGGACGAGATCAAGTTTCCTGTTTATAGCCAGCCCAAGTTGGACGGCGTTCGCTGCATTGTAAATAAGGATGGCATGTGGACCCGCAACGGCAAGGAAATCATTAGCGCGCCGCATATCCGTAAGAGCCTCCAGCGTGTTTTTGATATGGAGCCAGAACTTATCCTTGACGGTGAACTTTATAACCATGAATTGAAAAATGATTTCAATACTATCGTCTCGCTTATCAAGAAGACAAAGCCTACCGACGAGGATTTGAAGGAAAGCGCAGAGAAGATCCAGTATCATATTTATGATATTCCCTCTGCACAGAACTATTTTCCAACATTCGGTAGCCGTCTAAAGTCACTTGCAAGTTATTGGTATAATAATGTTATGCCCGATTGCTGTGTGCTTGTTCGTACCGATGTTGCCATCAATGATGCTGCCATTGAGCGTCTTTATGGCGAATATGTTGACGACGGTTACGAAGGTCAAATGATCCGTTTGGATAAGCCCTATGAGAACAAGCGCAGCAAGTTTCTCCTCAAGCACAAGACCTTCCAAGACGAGGAGTTTACGATTCTTGATATTGTTGAGGGCGAGGGTAACCGTACCGGCGCAGCAGGATATATGACCTTTCAGCGGGAAGGTAAGCCGTTCAAAAGCAACATCAAGGGTACATGGGAGTATCTTGTTGACATTCTCCAAAATCGTGATAGTATCATTGGCAAGAAGGCAACAATAAAGTATTTCAATCTTACACCAGACGGTATCCCGAGGTTCCCATATGTCATCAACATCAACCGCGCTCAATATGAGTGATATACGCGTTGGCAATCTGGTACAGTATTTTATTGACTATACTGGTGAGTGGCACGATATGGTTATTGTAGATATCGTGCCTCCAAGAACGCGTAAACTATATTCAATGCATGATACCCGTAACTGGGTCGTCGTTATGACCTATATAGAAGACCTGCAAAATACAAAAATGTATTTTCATCGCAGGCATATGCTATGGACATTTAAAGATCGTTTCCGTAAGTTGGAGAATCCATATGACAATGGTGGAATTTAATGACGAAGTCCAAGTAAGGATGACAAAGCATCGTGATTGCCGCACGGGACAGGCAATGTTTCTTGTTGCTTGGGACCATGTAGGCGAGAAAATCAACCATATCCTTGGGTCAGATCGTGACCCGTTCTATAACGACGAACGAATCCCAGAATTCCTTGTTTATCTTGTTGATAATAACTTTTTTAGCGATATGCAAAGGCAGGAGACATAAAATGGGCTACATGAAGATCGACAATCTCTATAAAAACAACCAAATCATGAACTTCAAAAAGTGTTATGCGCTTGAAAAGGTGCATGGCACCAGCGCACACATTCAATGGAGCAAGGGCAAGCTATCTTTTTATAGTGGTGGCGAAAGCCATGATCCATTTGTTGCCCTGTTTGACCAAGAACGCCTAACTGAATACTTTAGGAGCCGGGAATACGACGAGGAATGCGTTGTACGAATCCATGGCGAAGCCTATGGCGGCAAGCAACAGGGTATGAGTAAGACTTATGGCCCTAAGTTGCATTTTATTGTTTTTGATGTCCTCATTGGTGGATCTTGGCTCGATGTACCGGCGGCAGAAAGTTATGCAACTGCACTTGGGCTTGAGTTTGTACCATATGAACTTGTACCCACCGAAGTAGAAGACCTAAACCGTGAGCGTGACAGGGATTCTATTGTTGCCATTCGTCGTGGTATGGGCGAGGGCCATATTCGTGAAGGTGTTGTCTTACGCCCACCGTTTGAAGTAAAAAACAATGGCGGTGGTCGATGCATGAGCAAGTATAAGCGTGACGAGTTTAGAGAACATAAGTCTCCACGGGATATTGACCCCGATAAACAAAAAGTTCTTGACGATGCCGCCGCCATTGCTGAAGAATGGTGCGTACCTATGCGCCTTGAGCATGTCATTGGACAACTGACCGTTGACGGCAAGGAACCAGACATGAAGGATATCCCACGCCTTATCTCCACTATGGTAAATGATATTTATGTGGAGGGTAAGGGTGAAATCGTTGAGGGTGACGAGGTTCGTAAGGCCATTGGCACCCGTACAGTCAAACTTTTCAAGGCCAGACTGGCAAAAAAAGCCGGTCTAACCTCCGAATAGAGACTATTTATCGTTATGAAACTTATATTAAAAGAGCGCAAGATCTTAAAAGAGAATGTATCGTCCGAACCAAGGACAAGTTGGAAGGTAACAACAGACCCATCCAACTTTCTTGCATTAGCTAATGCCGATACTACTGGTAATGTCCAAAGCAGAGCATCGGCGTATGGAAAATTTGATCCAGATAAAGCAGGCCATATGCAACTCGTTATTGATCCTACATATGGTAAAGTAACATCGCACGATGGGCGTGGTAGGTCGCAGACAGCAGTAAACTCAGGCGTAAAAGAAGTAGAGATTACGATAAGAATAAATACAGAAAAGGAAAGCAGAACTTTTTCATGGGATAAGTTACCAGAATACTTTACACCAGAAGATGGTAGAGAAGGAAGTGTTCCAAAGTCCTCTTTTAAGCTTAAAGAGGAAGAAAAAGAAGCTAACTTTGAAGATATTCTAAAACTAGGCGGTAAAGAAAAAGTATTTCAATATGAAGCCATAGAAAGCAAGCGCGGTCTATATGTAAGACAAGATCCAAATAAGGATGCACCTAACTGGGTCGGTGCAAGATATTCAGAATACTTTACTCCAATGTTACGAAAATCAGCGGGTATGCCAGAAATAGAGGGCGGGCTACCAATTCCTGTTATGGAGGCTGCAAAACAATATCGTGATCTTGTAAATAAACAATATAAGTTTGTAGACGAGCAAGGCGAACTAAAAATAGTACAAAATAATCCTCCTTTTGGCACAACGCTTAAGTTTGATCGCCAAGCAGTTGGAAATGTAACAATGTCCACAAGATAAAAATAGAACTTTACAAGGCTTAGACGGGATGGTACACTCTGTACTGTCCCGTTTTCTTTTGGAGGTACGCATGGATGATCGTAACTGGCAGGAAGAATACAGTAAACTTAAGATTAACTTTGACAGGCTTGACAGAATGAACGATGTCCTGTATAGGTACTGGTACACCGTTCACAAAAAGAAGGGTGGCGTGTGGACGCACGAAATCACAGAAGCCCGCGAAGCAGTTGAAAAATACTTTGAGGAACTTGAAAATGAATATCAAAGACGACGAAACGCCGAAACACCGAAGCAAGAAGGATAAGCGTAGATGGTGCGGAGGAAAACCTGGGCGTGAACATGATCCTATGTGGCAGCATAGTAAAAAAACAGGTGGAAGCCCTAATTCCGTGTGTTGGCTAGAATATATCTGCCAACGCTGTCATAAATCATTAGATACATTTTGGAGATTTGAGGCTTGGCCGCAATCTCTTTCGCATCATCATACATATGAACAACCGGAGGTTGGCTCACGCGAACCCCTAAAGAAAAGAGAAAAAGATGGCGGACCTAAAGTGGACAAGTGAAGCGGACGATTATTATAAAGAGGTACATTTTCTAAAAGTTGGTAATTTTGAGGTTGTGATCAACCAGATTGACGAAAATAACTTTGACTGGTTTGTAAACAATCATGATGACAACGGCGATATCTTGTGGCATAGTCTCATTGAAGGCACGGGCAGCAGCCTACGCCAATGTAAAAAAGACTCACTTGAGTGCATGGAAAAGTTAGCCAAGGATTTTAAAGTATACGCAAAGGAGACGAAGTAAATATACATGACCACATTTCTCCCTTTAGATACTACTTATTGTATGGTAATGTATCTAAAGGGAGATTCTTATTATGCGTGAAGAAACAAAAGCAAGAAGAGAACAGGGTCGTCATAAGATTTGTCCAAACTGTCAAGTAGAGTTTTGTTCGCTGACGCCTACTGGATATAGGACTCCAAAAGAAGTTGCATGCACAAAAGAGTGCGCATACAAATATGGCGTACAGATTCGGTACGATAAAGGTTCTTATGTTAGAACAGAAGAGGCCATAAAAAAAGATTTTGCAACGAAAGTCTCAAAGAACTCCGAGCATGGTAAAAAATGGGCAAAGACTCTACAAGATAGAAAAGATCGTGGCCTCGGTAACTACGATAAAGAAAAATATAAACATTGGTCACAGACTCCCAAGGGAAGACAAAAGATAAGTGAAACTCATAAAGGTCGTGAAGTTTCTGCGTACGCAAGGAAGCTTATGAGCGAGAGAATGAAAAAACTCTTGCATGACAACCCAGAAAAAGTATATTCAAATGCTAATGGTGGCAAAAGAGCAGATCTAAACAATCAATACTTTCGTAGTAACTGGGAAGCGAACTACGCAAGAATATTGAACGAACAAAATATATCATGGCAATATGAACCAGAGACTTTTGATTTATCTAATGGAACAACATACACGCCAGATTTCAAGATAGGCGATAATAAATTCGTTGAGATAAAAGGCTGGTACGATAAAGACTCTCGACAAAAAATATCTTCATTTTTGAAAGAATACCCGCAATACGAGCTTGACTTGATTGGCGAGTCAGAGTACTATTCTCTTCGTTCGCTATTCAAACATAAAATAACAGGATGGGAAGGTAAATAATGTCTGAGAGAAAGAAGCCGTCAATTCCTTTTGCTTCACTTCATTCACACGATACATTTTCGATTTTTGATGGCCTCGGTTATCCAGAGGAACATTGCGAATTTGCCTATAAAAATGGCCTCGTTGGATATGCTCAAACTAATCACGGAAACATGAATGGTTTTGGTTATGCTTTTCAGCAAGCTAAAAAAATGCAAGCAGATGGGCGTAGTGACTTCAAGATTATTTATGGTATTGAAGCCTATGTCCATCCCTCTATTGAGGAATGGAAGGTTGAGCGCGAGAAGCACAAGGAAGATGCAAAACTTGCCAAGCAGGTTGACGAAGATGTCGGCCTTGTTGTAGAGGATGAAAATGAAAGCAAACGTGTTGTCAAGTCCACGCTCAACCAGCGCAGCCATCTTGTACTTACAGCCCAAAACCAAACCGGCCTCAACAACCTTTTTAGACTCGTTAGCAACTCTTATCGTGGTGACAACTTTTATCGCTTTCCTCGGATGGATTATAACGATCTTCGCAAGAATAGTGACGGGATTATTGCTTCAAGTGCATGTATCGGTGGCGTGCTGGGCAATGATTACTGGTGCAATAGAGATCTGGGCGATAAGGCGGTTCTTGAGGCAATGAGCAAGACCGTAGAATCCATGATGGATATCTTTGGTGATCGCTTTTATGGCGAACTCCAATGGGCCAACTATGCCGAGCAACATATCATTAATCAAAAGATTATTGAGTTGAGCAAGGTTTATGGATTCAAACTAATTAGCACCTGCGATGCCCACTTTCCTAATCCAGATGTCTGGAAGGACCGTGAAATCTATAAGATGATCGGCTGGATGGGTAAGAAAAAGGACGAACAGAAAATCGATGCGCTACCTTCAACACTTGCGGAAATGGAGTATCAACTTTATCCTAAAAATGGAGATGAGTTATTTGCAGCATACCGACATTTTTCACAGCGTCTTGGATTTACTTACGATGATCGGCTTGTCGAAGACTCTATTACTCGCACCGTTGATATTGCACATAACCGTATCACTTCTTACACACCCGATACAAACATTAAACTTCCGTCCTTTGTTGTTCCCGAAGGTGAAACGGCTGATACTGCCCTTGCTAAACTTGCGGTTACTTCCTTAAAGGATAGCGGACTATATAAGGATCAAACCTATATTGACCGTCTAAAGGAAGAACTCCATACAATCAAGGATCGTGGATTCTCTAAATACTTCCTTACAATGAAGACGATTACGGATAAGGCAAAGGCCAACCAACTTTGCGGCGATGGTCGTGGAAGCGGCGCTGGTTCGCTTGTTTCATATCTTCTTGATATTACGGCGGTTGACCCAATCAAGTATAAACTACAGTTCAGCCGGTTTATCCGTAAGACGGATAAGTCATATCCCGATATTGACTTTGATGTCAGCGACCCAATGGAACTAAAGGAAATGTTTATTCGGGAGTATGGGGAGAACACGGTTGTACCTATCAGCAACTTCAATACCTTAAAGGCTCGTTCGCTTATCAAGGATATTAGCAAACTATATGATATCCCATTTCAAGAGGTCAACGATGTCACCAGTAAAATGATCTTTGAGGCCAAAGGACCGGCAATGAAAGAGCATGGTATGACTGCCGGTGCATATGAGCCTACTTGGGAAGAACTAAAAAAATATAGCCCTACGCTTGCCAACTATCTCCTAAAGTATCCCGATGTTGCGACCCATGTAGAAACCCTACAACGCCAGATCAGGAGCATCAGTCGTCATGCTGGCGGTGTATTATTTGCAGATAACCTTGATGAAAAGATGCCGCTTATCAATAGCGGTGGTGTAGTCCAGACTCCTTGGACGGAAGGACAAACTGTACGCCATCTTGAGCCGCTTGGATTTATTAAGTTTGATATCCTTGGTCTTGCTTCTCTCCGAATGTTAGAGACGGCCATCAGCCATATTCTAAAAAACCATCACGGCATAAAGGAACCAACCTTTGCGGATATCAAGAAATATTATGACGAGAACCTGCATAACGAGAAACTAAATCTTGACGATCAAGCCGTATACGAAAATGTTTTCCATAATGGCAACTTCCTTGGGACATTCCAGTTTACAAACGATGGCGCACAGGATTTCTGTAAGCAAAGTAAGCCAAGAAGCATTGTAGATATTGCGGCTATTACGAGTATTTATCGTCCAGGTCCGCTGTCCGCAAATGTAGATAAAAAGTATGTAGAGGCAAAGGAAAACCCAAATGCCGTACATTATCTAAATGATATCGTAGAGGAGGTTACAAAGGAGACTTATGGATTTATTGTTTTCCAAGAGCAACTTTCGCTACTTGCACATAAACTTGGACGAGATATTTCGCTTGACGAAGGCAATGAACTACGCAAGGTCTTAACGAAGAAGGGTACTGGCAAGGAGGCACAGGTAAAGGCCGCACTATATGATAAGTTTATTGCAGGCTGCGTAGACAAGGGTATCCACGAAAAGGATGCAGATAAACTCTGGAAAACAATGGAGTTTTTCAGCGGTTATGGCTTCAATCTTGCCCACGCCGTATGTTATTCAATCCTGTCATATCAATGTGCATGGTTGTGGCACTATTACCCAGCCGAATGGGCGTGTGCATTTCTTGATAAGGAACCAGAAGACCGTAAGGAAAGTGCTATTTCGGCAGTCAAGGGATATGGGCTAAAGATCAAGCCACTGGATATCAATATGTCTGGTACTGTATGGACCGTCGCAGAGGGCGACGATAAAACTCTTGTCCAGCCCCTATCGTCAATCAAGGGTCTTGGAGATACCGCTATTAGTGAGATTATGAATAACCGTCCATTCAAGGATATTGAGGACTTGCTATTCAACGACAATGTGAAGTATAACAAGCTAAACAAGCGGGGTCTTGACGCCCTGTCCAGAAGCGGCGCACTAAACTGCCTTATGGATAACCGCTTCACAGGTATGAAGCATTTTTGGAGTGCCGTAGCAGTAGACCGCCCAAAGACAAAAAAGAAGTTCCTAGAGAACATTGAACGCTATAAGCCAGAGGGAGATTTCAGCGACGAGGAAAAGATTGAGCATGTTACTGCGCTAACGGGCGTATATCCCTTGAGCCTTGTTGTGACACCAGAGATTAGCAAGCGCCTAACAGAAAAGAATATCAAGCCACTTGGCGAGGCAGCCGAGGAACAAGGTGGACTATGCTGGTTCGTACCACGCAAAAAGGAAGTAAAGCAGACAAAAACAGGCAAGCCATACTGGATTGTTAGTGCTACGGACAGCACAAATCAGTTGACAGACATCAAGTGTTGGGGTATTATGACTACCGATGTTATCCATATGAACCGTCCGTACCTTGGACAAGTCCAAAAGGATAACTTCGGACTTTCAATTCGCAGTCTTAAGTCGCAACTTAAGTTACTTGCATAGGAGAAAACATGAAACATTTGTTTAGTAATCAAATAAACGGCACATGGAAAAATCCATTGCCACAACAGTCTAGACCAAAGTGTTCTTATTTCGGAAAGCCGATTTCGACAAATGATTTTATTTATTATGCGGCTTCTGTGGAGTTGGCGTATATTCCAGAAGATGATAGCAAAGATGCAAAAATGATACCAATCAATACAATGGTATTGATTCCTTGCCTCGAATCAGAATTTGATACATTAAATCACGCTTTTGAGTATATCGATTTAGGAGAAAATACTAAACAGTTAGAGTCAACCTTGGCAAAAGATATTCCTCTTTTTGTCAACCGCTCAAGAAAGGTATAAAATGGGCAAAATGGCAGATTTGTACGATCAAGAACAAGAAAACAGGAAACGCGCTCTACAAGAACTTATTGAAATCAGCGAAAACTACGGAGGATATGACATGGAACCAATCAAACTAGAGTACAAACCACTAAGCGAAACCGCCAAGAAGCCCGAAAAAGCCCACAGTTATGATGCTGCGTGGGATCTATTTGCGGACTGCCCAAATCAAATCCTTGCTATTGAGCCTGGACAAACAAAGATCGTGCCAACTAATATTGCCATCCGTCCACCTCGCGGTTATTCATGCGATATTCGTGGCCGCAGTGGCATGAATAGCAAGGGCAAGTTGGCTATCCTTGGCCTTGTTGATGCGGATTATACTGGTCCTTGGGGCGTTGTACTTCACAATAGCACTAATGATACAATCCGTATTGGTCATCATGATAAGATCGCTCAGTTTACCGTAAACCGTGTTATTGAGAGTTACCTATCCGATGTTGACGATTTCCGTCTACAGGACGGCGCACGGGGTACAGGTGGCTTTGGAAGCACAGGTGCCAAGTGAACCGTAAGCAGCGGCGTCAAATAGAAAAAATGGTAGGCAAGGGTACTGCCACGAAGTTAGATATGATGCTCAATCTACCAGACAAATGCCATAAATGCCTTACGCCATATGATAAAAAAAGCAAAGAAATGGCAATGTCATGGTTTGTAGATATTTACGAACAACAGCGCCTAACCGTTCTAACCTGCCCAACCTGCCGAGAAAAGAGAGAAGATGAGCCACTTTAAAGAATATCTAACATATGACGATGTACTGATGGTCCCGCAATACAGCGAGATCAAGAGCCGCAGTGAATGTGATACCCGCGTATATTTAGACAAGACTTTGTATCTTGACATCCCCATTATTGCCAGCCCAATGGATACAATCAGCGGCCCAGAAATGGCTTATGGCATGGATAAACTTGGCGGCATGGCAGTTATCCACCGTTATAATACCATCGATGAACAAGTAGCCTTGGTAAAATCTACCCTTACCCGTGGTAAAAAGAATATCGGTGCCGCTATTGGTGCAACCGGCGACTACCTTGAGCGTTCACAAGAACTTGTAAAGGCTGGCGCAAATCTACTATGTGTAGATGTTGCACACGGCCACCATATTCTTGTGGAGGACGCTCTATCTGACCTTCGCCGCCAACATGGAAGCCATATTCATATCATGGCTGGCAATGTTGCTACCGCCCGAGGCTTTGCAGACCTTGAGGCTTGGGGCGCAGACAGCATCCGTATTGGGGTAGGTAATGGATCTATCTGTAGCACCCGCCTACAAACAGGTCACGGCGTACCAAGTTTTACCTTATTGCAGGAATGCGCGAATATTACCAAGGGTGCAAAGCTTATTGCTGACGGTGGTTTGAAGACCAGCGGCGATATCGTAAAAGCCCTTGCAGCAGGAGCCGATGCTGTTATGCTTGGTTCTATGTTGAGCGGAACCGATGCCTGCCCCGGTGATTTCATTGAGCGGGACGGTAAACTTTATAAAACCTACCGTGGCATGGCGTCAAGCGAAGCGCAAAATGATTGGCGCGGCAAATCATCAGCACCCGAAGGTATTAGCGCAACTGTGCCATATAAGGGTAAGTTGGAAGATGTTGTTGCCAATATCGTTGGCGGTATTCGTTCTGGCATGAGTTATAGTAATGCCAAGTTCTTATCTGAACTGCAAGCCAAGGCCCAGTTTATTCGTCAAACCGGCGCAGGACAGGTAGAAAGTTCTACCCATATCCTAAACAGGGTATAATATGAGCGATATCTATAAAAACCGTACAAAGAAAATAGTTTTCTATGAAAATACGCAACTTCACGCCCAAGCCCTCACAAAAATGAAGGTGGACGGGGTGAAGCAGCGTATCCTTTTTAGGGTTTTCTTAGAAGCATTTATTGCCGACGAACCAGCAATACGGGATCTTATAGAGCGCCACCCAGAAGTAAAAATGCGTAAGCAGCGTAAAAAGCGCATATTGCGCGAAGAACGCAAGGCAAGTAAACAAAGCACAGAACTCAACCTTGACAGGGAGTTTATTGAGAACCTCTTTGATATTATCGCAGAGGAGAATGGTGACCTATGAGTTGTAAAAATGAATGTGTTGATAGTGGAGTATCATGTTTATCCCAAAAATGCCGACATTGGATCGAATATGACGAAGATTATAACTGTTCGCTTGTAAGTGCCGACAAGGGTCCGCTTACACTGGACGAAATATCAAAACGATTAGGCTTGAGCCTTGTGCGAGTAAAGCAAATAGAAGATAAAGCACTAGTCAAACTTAAAAAAAGAGTAGCAAAAACTTTACATGAGTAACTTTTTTGTGCTTTTAGAGCAAGGTGTACTATTTATTAGTATAAAATAGGTGTATGCATACACATCCTATCAACATTATCCCTAGGAGATAAAAATGTCAGACAAGAAGAAGTTACTTGAAGAAAGCACTATTCGTCGCTTTATGAAGCTTGCGAATATTAAGCCACTAAACGAAATGGATATGGCAGGCGGTGTTCCATCGTCTGATCCAAGCCGTTTTGCAGGACACTCATCTGTTGCAAATGAACGCAACAATGTATCAGGTCTTCGTGAAGAAGAAGAACCAGCCGAAGAACCAGAAATGGACGGCGAAGAAGCCGGTGAGGAAGCACCAGAAGAATTACCAGCCCCAGAAATGGGCGGCATGGAAGGAGGTGACCTCAAGGCCAAAGTTGACGCTCTCGTTGACGCATTTAATGCACTATTAACAGACCTACCAGGAATGGAAGGAACTGAAGTTGGCGTTGAAGACGAAGCTGGCGAAGAGGGTGGTGAAATGCCAGACCTAGGCGGCGAAGGTCCAGAAATGGAAGAAGAAGGCCTCTATGAAGAACTCGAAGAAGAAGGTCTAACCGAAGAACTTGAAGAAGAAGGCTACAAGCAAGAAGAAGGCAAGAAGCCAGATTTCCTAAAGAAAGGTGAAGAAAAAAAGAAAGAGGTCAAAGAAGAAGGCAAAGAGAAGCTAGATAAAGAAGAACTTGCCGAAGAACTTACCCGTCGCGTTGCTGCTCGTCTTATGGCAGAAATGACCAAGCACAGCAAATTCGTCAAGAAAGGCACTACTGGTCCAAAAGCCCTAACCGGCGCAGGAACCAAGAGCCACGGCCCAGTTAAGGGTCACGGTCCAAAGAAAGTTGCTCCATACAACAAGCACGTTGGAGTCAAGGGACTTGGCGGCAAGGGCGGAAAAGGCAAGTAATATATAGCCTCGCAGTAATATAATATTGGCAGTTGGCTTTGGCCAACTGCCTTTTTATTTTTATTGATTCTATTTATTATCTGGTGTAACATAGCCCAGTTATGCACTACTTACAATATTAGGAGATAAACCATGAATCGCGACGAACAAACAATAAAAATCATAAGAAGTCTTATAAATGAGGTGACAGAGGAACTGAAGTCGGGTATCATCACTGAATCAGTCCAAGCAGCAGTCCGCGAGGAAAGCGAAGAGAAGTTACTAAAGGAGCATGTAACTCGCAGGGTTGTCAAACTTCTAAAAGAATCTGGGGACTAATGACCGTAAAAGATCCGCAAACCATTATCCGTAACCTTTATCAAAAATATGCTAAACGCACAGACAATGTTATACATGCTAAAAAAATCTTTGTTATCAACTCTATAATAAAGGATATATTTAGCGGAGTAGACGCCAATAGCGTAGATAAACGCTTATTGTCGCAGTATGCGGAACTAATCGACCGTTATCTAAAAGACGAGGTTGACATTCGTTGGAAAGATGGTAAACTCGTGGTGGAGGAAACTAACCTTGGAGGGTCCAATGGCAGCTAATCTAAGCACGGTAGCATGGAAGGGTGATGAAAGTAACGACGGTGTTGTGTATAATGTTCAAATAAGCCAGATTACATACAAGTTCCGTAAACCAATCGAAGATGCCATGAAGGATTGGAAGAAGGTTTCGTATGGTTGGAACCTAAAAGACTCCACGGAAATTTTTATTTATCGTAAGACATTCAGTAGCGAGCAGGAATGGGTAAAATGGGCGCAGAAGTTCCCGCTACCAGTAAAAGAAAAGCGCTATTGGGGTAATAAAGAGAAGTCTATCACTCACAAGAAAGTAGGATAATATGCGTAAGAACAAACTAAACAATGAAGTTGAAGTAGAAGAAGGCGAACTTGCTATGCCACCATTTATGCTTATGCAGCCCCCTGCACAAGACGAGGGTCCAAAAATGCGCAAGATTGGACTTATTGGTGACGTAAACGAAGAAAAGACAAACGACCTTATCTATGGTCTATATGCCCTAAAGGAAATGGGTAAGATTACAACCGAAGGCAAGGGCAAGAAGAAGCCCAAGGTTACTTACGATCCAATCGAACTTATTATCAGTACGCATGGTGGCAGTGCAAGCGAAATGTTTGCTATCTTTGATGTTATGCGCGATGTCCGCAAGGATTGCGA